AAGTTTGCCGAGCCAATTCTTGATGGGGAAGATGGCGGTTGGCGCTGCACAGCGCACGGTGTTGAGTTAACTGAACAAGGCCAGCGTGAGGGCTGTGAGGATTGGGCCAACGCATGGCTAAGCTAAAGGGGAAGCCAGAGAGAGTGATTCTAGTGGCAGACTTATGGACTCCCCTTGGCTTTTTGCAGGCGCAGAAGCCCAAAAGAAAACGCAAGAAGGGCTCGATGCCTACAGAGGCACAAGAGCAGAGCCGTGTTGTTGGAGCGCTGCGCACGGAAGGTGTGCCTGTCTTTGCTGTGCCGAACAACCCACGCAGCAAGATCCATGGCGCACAGCTTCGTAAACAGGGCCTCTCTGCAGGCGTGCCTGATTTGGTGCTGCCGCAACCATCGCCGAAATTTAAAGTACCCACTGCTATCGAAATGAAGAGACGCAAGGGCGGACGAGTTTCTGACAATCAAAAAAAGTGGCATCGGATTTTAGAGCGCGATTGCGGTTGGAAAGTGTACGTGTGCCATGGAGCAGATGAGGCATTTAAGGTGCTACGTATGCTAGGCTATCTGCCGAGCCCCAAGCCAGATCAGGGCAACGACGACGTGTGACAGCGTGCGCGTGATGAATGGTATAAAAATGGAGCCCCCCTCTATTATCATTTCATATCTGGTTTGGGGCCGTTAGCCATGCAGCCAATGAGGTCATGCATAGCGTGCAATCACATTTACCGTGGTAGCCTGGAGTGCCTGCGTTGCGGTAATTTAATGGGTGAGCCGTTAGCTAATAGGTCGCCGCAAAAGAAGCGAGACAGAAAACTTACCTGCGTTGTTAATTTCCGTGTTAGCCACATCGCCAACCTGCAGATAAAGGACAGTGGGACCAGCTGACTGGTAAGCCACCGCTGCACTGTCAATCGTGCACTGCCCACCAATACTAGAAGCGGTAATCACTTCCTCATCAATAATAACGGAGACCTGAGTGATGGTGTTGGCATCAATATATCCGAGCCGAACATCAAAAGTTGGGTCAGATCCCGAAGTGTGTTGGTTGTCTGTACACATCCAAGTGGCTGAGACTGCTTCCCAGTCTGCTTGTGTTGAAGGTGTGCCAGGAAGAGGCAGAACATCCATCGTCGTGCCGGCGCCCCAAGCAGCTTTCTCTATATGCAAATTGGCAATTAAGTATTCATAATGCCCATCAACATATGCCTTAGTTGCGGCATCGCTCGCGGCTGTTGGCGTGGCAATGTTCTGCAGCCTGTTGCCCTTGCCATCGAGCGGGCCTTGAATAACGCCAAGAGAGCGCACGCCCTCGACTTCAATGACGCCACGTTCTTTTAGCTCGTCTTGGGGTCTAATCATGAAGGCGTACCCAACCGAAATTCTTATCAGCCCAGCGAGCTGCTTTGCGACCTAGCAGGCCGCGCACATCGCAGTGAACAAAACTTGGGTACAACCCTAAGCCAAGGCTGTTCGGCCTGCCAAAGCTCTCCAGCGCCATGTAAAGGCGGCACATGTTTAGCGGGTTGCGCAAGGCTGCATTGCTGTACGTGACATCTGCCGCGTAGCCCACGCGATCTGCTACTTTGCCTTTGAGAGGGTAGCCAAGGTGCAAGCTCGTTGAGACGCCACCTACAACCAGGTTGTGATTGTCGCAGCGAACTCCACTATTGATGCGCAGAGGTACGCCTAGATGCTCACGCGCTTTATCTAAAATCTTGACCAGCTCAGGTCGCACCTTGGTCATCGTGCAGCGTTTGCAGTTGCACGCAAACTCGCTTGTGCTGAAGTACTTGCCTGGCCAGCCCTTGTTCATTTTGACTTTTTCTTTGGCTTTATTTTCTTTGGCTTAACTTTCTTAGGCATCTTTTTTTTAGCCGCCGCAGCTTTTGCTCCCGGCCCGTATCCCATTCCTTTTGGCATCAAAACCTCCAACGAAGGCCAGCTGTAGCTGACCAGTTTAAACGCTCGTCGAGCTGTAGCGCTCCCTGCGCGAACCCGGTGAGGTTGCCAGTGAGTCTTCCAGCCATCTCTGCAACGGCTTCGGCGCGAACCTCATCGCCACCAGTGCCCCGAACACGTAGCCCAAGGTGGCCAATAAAATTGTCTTGTCCCAGAGCGAGCGCTGCCTTTTGCGCCTGTGCATTCAGCTCTCCTCGGAGCCCGATGGCTTTCCCATCTTCGCCACCTCTTGGAGCCCTTGGCTGGAAACCAAGGCTTTTTTGACAGCAGCACGAGACGCAGCGTAGGCGGTTGGCGATACCATAGCGACTAAGCCACATAGGCTTTGGACGAGCTGGTTATCAGACCAGACTGCGCCAACTGCGCCCATGATTAGCGCAGCACAGCAAAGTAAAAACTCAGACGACTTAACGCCCTTGGTTTGTCCCTGCAGCATCTTAACCTCCTGGGTCGTGTTGGCTGTTGCCTTTTTTAATCAAGGCGTCTTTTACAGCCTCTTGAATAACCTGCTTTTCACGCAGCTCGTACGTCAACTTCAAGTTCTCAACAACTTTGTCTGTCAGCTTGGCAATGTCGTCTTTAAGCTCAGTAAGCTGCTGCTCAGCTAACGCGATTCTCGTGTCGATTTTGGATGTGGACCCGTTGGCAGATTTACGGTCGTTAAACCGCTCAGCGATTCGCATGCCGACGACAATTGCGGCTACGATTCCACCTCCAACTGCACTATCGGGGTCCATTCCAGTTACTCTGCCGCTGGCGGCACAGCATCTACGACGGTGTGCGCACCATCAGCCGCAAGGTGTGCTTTCAGCCCTGTGGTGCATTCCTCAATGATCGCATCGACGCCTGGGCCTGAAATACCCATGCTTTCGCCGAGTCGCGAGTTGTTGAGCTCTGCAACGTTGTACACACCCGAGCATTGAGCACTTACTTCCGACGTTGCTACGTCTTTCACAATAACAATTTCAATACGGCTTAACGTTTTCTCAGCCATGATAGCGGCTCCTTATTCTGTTGGCGGCTCGGCAAAGGTTACTTCTTCGCCGGGTGCTTCCAAGTTGTTTTTGCAAGTGGACACAATTGCATCCACGATGGGTGCACAATCAGATTCCGCAAGTGCAACAGATTCAACTGCCATCACACCGCTGACCTCAAACGAGGTTGCAGCCGAGCAAAGCACTTTGTCTTTGCGAAAATCTTTTGTGATTGTAATTGTAATTTTTTCGATTTTCTTCATGTTCCCATTCCTACGTATTCGACAAAAACGCCGAACTTAAAGTTGAGGCCACTTGCTGTGTTTGCGTTACCAGTGCCTGCCGTCATTACGTAAACAAAAAGATCATTTGCGCCGGTCCAAAAACCCTCAGTCGTAATGCCAACAACTTTTGTGTGACTGCCCGTTGCTGCCACAGCAAGATCCGCAGCACTCCCGGTACTCGCTGACGTTCGGCTATTTGCGACGCCGGCCCCAATACGTTCTACGCTGTTTGTCAATGCGCCAAGAGCTGTCTCACCTGATACGGTGCCAGTGTTTAGGGTGACACTGTAAGCGTTACTGTCAGCATTTGAGGTAGAAGTGATGCCCATACGAGTTACATAGCTATTTGCAGGAATCACTAGCTGGGTTTGACTGTTCGCGAAAACCTGCGCCAAAATCTTTTGGTCCTGGTTAATGCTGCTTATTGCTGCTGCGCGGCCCATCAAAACGCCACCACCGTAGCCTAGCATTCCGCTGACCTCAAAGCCTGCACGACCAATGGAAAATTGACCTTGTGACATTGGCCGAAGCGTAGCCATCATGGCATCGCCAATCACAGTTTCGTTTGCCATTGTGCTGACTGCGTCGTGACCGATTGCAATCTGATTGCTTGCTGTCGCAGCTCCGTCGCAGTTCTCGCCGAGCATCGTGTTGTCGTCGCCAGTGGTGAGCGCATTGCCAGCTTGATGTCCAAGGCATACGTTGTAGTGCGCCCCGCTTTGAAGTGAAGATCCAGCCCTTGATCCGACGAGAGTTGTTTGATTTCCAGGCCCAGCATTGCCAGCGTAATACCCGACAATCACGGCCTCCGTGCCAGCACCGCCTTCACCAGCCTCGCAACCAATGACGGTCATCGACCCGGAGTTTGAGCCTTTAGCCGCCCGCGCACCGATTAGCGTGTTTTTGGAGCCGGGAATGTCGTTGCCGTAATGCTCTGTGACGAGAGCTACCGTCTGCGTGCCACCGATGCTCGCAACCTGACCGTCGTGCCAAATCAGATTTGTGGAACGTCCGACGCAAAACAGTTCTTTGCCGTCAACGTTGATGACTTGTAGGGTCTTCTCAGGGTCAGCCTTGACAGTCTTGTTCGACGTTTCATGAGTCGGGTCTGAGTCAACAGTGAACTGATTTGTGCTCTCAGCGGTAATCGTAAAGGTCTCTTTGTTCGTGTTCCCGCTGTTGCCACTAAGCAAAACGACGGCTTCTCCGACTTTTAAACCATGCGCGGTGCAGTCAATGACACGCGGTGATGATCCGTGGTTATTGCTGGAGCCCGTGTTGCTAAGTGCGCGCGAAGCGTTGCCGCTAACCAGCGCAGCGGATTTTGTTCCACCGCCGAGCGTTAAAACAGGCACGTCTTGACCAGCCGCAACCGTTGCACCAACTGGGATAAACCGAATTGTCGCATCCGCATTGCCCGTCATTTCGCGCACTCGGTACTGTATGTCCGAGCTATCCACATATGATGATTGAACAAGAAAAGTGTTTGAAGTGCCTCGTCGAAAGGCAATTGTGCTGCTCGTGTTGTCGCCTGAGTTCTGCAGCAGAACCATTCCAGGCCCGCCAGCCCTCTCAATGATCAGATCATCAGCAACCGACTCAACATTGCCACCGGAGTCCGCTGTGCGAATGTGTAGCGAGCCAGCCTCCCCCCCGAGCGGGCTGGTTTCGTTGCCCGTGCTCAGAGTTCCATTTGCGGCGCACCGAAAACGCTCCGTACCGGCTGCCGAAAAAGCTAGTCCGTTGGAGCCATCGTGAAACATTCCGGTGTTGGTTGAGGAAGTAAACCCGTGGCTTGGTGAACTAGCGTTTCCGTCCCCTGTCTGGAAAACTCCGCTAAGTTTCATTGTGCCACTGTCGCCAAGAATCCTCAGTCGATCATTGAGCGTGTCAGTCGTCCCAGAATCGCCTGCGTTGTTGACCGCAACAACGAACTCAGCACGGTTCCCTGTGCCCGATCCAAGGTGCTGAAACCGCACGGAACCCAGCGTTGTGGCGGTGCCGCTATCGCGAGTCGCAACGCCTTCCCACTGAATCGTGCTGGAGCGATCGCCGTAGTTGTCACCAGCAGCGGAGTTGTCCATCGTCAGCTTGGGCGCAGATTTTTCAACCTCGACATCACCTGCAAATTTGGCAACGCCCGTCGATAAAATAGCGAGCCGCTCGGATGGGGTCTCGCTGCCGTCTGCACTCGTTGCAAAAACTAATTCTGTCGGCATGTCCCCGTCGCCAGGGGTGCCGTTGACTCGCGCAAAAATCTTCGCGCCTGCCGCCCAAGAGTCTCCGTCTTCAGCTCCATGGAATTCGATGTTTCCAAGTACGTCGTCATCCTGAACGACTGTTGCAGAGCCATCGGTGGCGTTTCGCGACTTGGTGAAGATGAGGCTTTTGCCAACTGCATCGGCGCTGTTGGTGACAATCCCGAGGTCGCCGTCTTGAACGTGGACTCGGTGAGCTGGCTCGATTCCACCGTTAACAATCAAACCGCTGCTGTAAACGCGGACCTGCTCTGAACCACCAGCACCCAGTCTCAAGGCGCGTACACCGCTGTGATGGTAGCGTACCCAACCATCAATCGCAGTGTCATCAGCAAAATCAATTTTGCCCTGATTCGCATCGTCGCAAATAATAGTCATACCTGCGCCGTCAGAGCCGTTGTCCTCAAGCACAAGCAAACGCGAGCCAGCATTGACACCGCTGTTTGACGTGGCAGCAGAGCCAAGAAGGTGAAGGCCTCCGGCGTCACAAAGAGCTGTTGTGCCTGCCTCACCACCACTTGAAATTTTCCCGTTTTGATTGACGGAAAAAAGAGTACCGCTGTCGTTAAGCACTCCGAAATATGCGTTGGAGCTTTTCAGTTTAAAATTAATGTCACCCTGACTGATGCCGTTGATGCCTGCCGAGCCTGCGCCGCTCATATTGGTAACTTGAAAAAAGTCGTTTACGCCGTCAGCTTCGACTCGAAACTCACCTGCGACAGCCAGGGTGCGAGCAGTGCTGGGTGAGCCAATCAGCACTTGTCCTGCTGCATTGATCGTCATCCGGTCTGTCGTGGCTTCTGCACCGTCAGCGGTCGTTGCGAAAACGATGGCTCCGGGCATGTCTCCATCGCCAGGTGTGCCATCAACACGCGAATAGATGCGTGACGCTAGCGCCCAGCTATTGCCGTCAGAGCCTTTGAACTCAATCTCACCGAGGACGTCATCGTCAGCAACAATCGTGTGGCTGCCGTTTGTCGCATGCCGAGACTTTGCAAAAACAAGACTTTGCGCCACAGCGTCTGCGCTGTTTGCCTGAATTCCAATCTCACCGTCTTGCGCGTGAAAAAGATATCCAGCGGTCATCTCTGCGCCGTTTACCTGCCCGGTGTTGGTAAAGGTCGCGATCCAAGTGCCGCCAGCGTTTAGTTCAAGTCGGTTATTGCCGTGCCCGTAGTAAATGCCGCCAGCGCCGTTCGAATCATTATCTGCAAATTGTATGTACGTGTTGTTCGTGGTCCCGCCAGTGATGAAAGTCATCCCGCAGTGCGTAGCGCCCTCAACGACGAGATCATCAGCAGACGCGTGGGCAGATGACAGCGTAGACCCTGTGCCTGTCCTAATATGAACACCGCCAGAAGCCGCGCACAAGCCGGTGTCTTCCGCCCCGGTTGTCAGCTTGCCGTCATTGTGAATTCTTAGGCGTTCAACCCCACCTGTTGTGAAGTTCATGTATTGGCCGCTGACGGCAGAAATTTGAAGCGGCACGCCATTGTCTGTAAAAATGCTTGCCGCTGATCCGAATCCGGCCAACCCCAATCGACGCTGGTCCGTGTGGTAAAAATCGATAGCAGACCCGCTACCCCCGTCGCCATTCAAAATCATCAGACAACGGTCTTTTGAGTTGTTATTGCTGTTCTCGACGAAAACCGTTGCAGAGTGATTGACGGTCGGATCAACAGACATTCCCGTTGAACCACCCGTGCCGACAATATGGAGCGGCGCTTTCGGTGCAGTTTCGCGAATCCCAACGAGGCCAGACGATTCGTTGGTCGAGTGCGTAAAACCACCAAGCATGGTGAGCTTGACGGCATTATCGCTCGTGTCAAATTCGAGTAGGTCTTTACCGTCCGGCAATTCTATTTCGATAAGGCTTGCTGGGTCGGTGTTGTCAGTGAGCACCGTAGTGCCGGAAAGACCGCTGCTTACTGGTGTAGAATAGCCTGGCATCAGATACTCCCGAATTGCACGTTGACGTCAGCCTTGTCGCCAGCATTTGAGCTGCCCGTCAAAGCCTTGATGCGAATGTTCGTGTAGTTAATCGGAAACTCCACGGCGAAGACTCCCGTGGCAGCCATCGACTTCGAATAGCTAGCGTCATTGAGTGTCATAACTCCGCTAGCTTCGTTGGCAATTTGCAATCGAAACCAAGTGTCGCCCTCATCGATTGACCCCTCCACGTAAAACGTCAGTGTGAAGGTGGACGCGTGAGTGTGGTGGTCAACAACAATGGTGCACTGGTTCATGCCCCGGCAGCTCAACTCGTTGCTGTTATTGCTGGCGTTCAGCAGCACATCATCGAGGCCAACGTCGGTCTCATTTCGAAAGTACTGTAGAGTGGTTCCCATTACACAATCCTTGTCTGTCGTTCTTGGCTAGGGGTCAGCGCCGCTTCACTGCGGCCTCGAGTTGATGCGGCGGATGGGTCGCTCGTTACGGTTTCTTGTTCTTGGCTAAACATCGCCTGCATTCCCATCACAAAAGCCCCTTGCCGAGTTGGTTCGACCTGGGAGCCAAGGAACGTGGCAGCAACGTTCCGAATATCGTATGACGGCGGCGTTGTGAGTTCCGAGAATGCAATCAGCATGTCCTCGCAACAAGACTGGTAGAGGTGTGGATGACAGACCTTCGCGGCCTCCACCTCATCCCCCACAAGTGTATAATTGGCGAGTGATTCCTGCAATGGCGCAAATCCGTTATAGGCTACATCGATAGAACGTGCGGTTTTAGCTACTGCCGCGTCAGACGGTCGCCATTCTCGCTTCGCTAAAGTCATCATTTGGTTTTGAGGTGGCTTAGGCGTTTTGCTCTCAATAAACGACAGCGTTTTTGAAACCTGCATTTGGACTGCCTGTGCAGTCTCCGGCATATCTTGCACGATCGGTGCTACCACATCCTCAATGATCTTAGTCTTAAGCTCAGGATTCGCCTCAATGGCAGATATGCGCTCCGTTGCCTGGATGTAGTCGTCGTCAGAACCGGGCGCAAAGATAGCACCAAAATTACCCGCCTGCGCCAGCGACCCCATGACAAGCTTAAAGGGCGAGGGTCTTTTGTCCTCTATAGCGCGCTTAAGCTTGCCGTTAACAAAAGCTGTAAGCGTTTCTTTGCGGTTTCTTTGGTACTCGCGCATCATGTCGTGAGCATCCATAAGCATCATAAACCGTCGTTCGGGTTCTGCTGCGTGCCTGAGGCTTTTGATAAGGTGTCCAAAGCCCAGGGTTGAAAGGGCCGCGCCTTGCCAGCCCCCAAAATAGAAACCCACCATACCTGGAGCAGAGCTTGTGCCGCTCGCTTGTAGGTTAGCGATTTGCCCTTCTCGGCTGCTAGGTAAAATTGGCCTGTAGGGTGTGATATTTCTCTCTTTCGGCATTTCGAGCTGCGCGTTCTTGAGCTCGTTAATGGAACGCTCTTGCAGGCCTTGTAGGCGAGCCACTTCACGACGAAGTGATTTTTCACGCGCTTGTATTTGCTCTAGGTCTTTATTGACACCTGCGAGCTCATCACGAGAACCAGACACAAGCTCTTCTCGCGTCGTAGTGGCACGTTGCAATTCCTTCTCGGCCGCAAAGAGCTCTGCTTCTTTTGCGCGCAACTCACTGGCAAATTTAGCCTGCTGTTCCTCTAGCTCTTCTTTAGCTATCTCAACGCCGGCTTTGTCTGTTTCCAAGACATCGCCAGCCTTGGCTTTGCTGGTCGATAACTGACGCAACGCATCAATGGATTCGTGGACAGGGTGTTCTGCAGGCCGCAGTGTGCGCCCGCCTGAGATTTGGCCAATGAACTTAGTCTGTCGTTGAATATCAATCGACTCATCTACAGCCTTAGAAATGCGAGATGAGATCTCATTGAACTGCTTGACCACTTCCTTGTCATCGAGCAGGTCTGCCTTCGCTGCTGCAGCCATAAGCTGACCAGCGGCTGCCTGGTATTCTTCTAAAACCTTACGACGGTAGTTCTGGTTGTCGGCGGTACGAAAGAATTGAGGGACACGGTCAGGGTGTATGCTTCGAGCTTTTTTGCCTGGCGTTAGGTAGAGCTTGGCAAACTCGTTGTCCACTTCGAGGAAGCGGTTGAACGCTTGGTTAATGTTAGCGATGTTCTCGCCAGCTTTGCCGAACGCCTTGTGCTCCTGCAGGATCTTCATTTGCAGCCAGGCATCTTTCAGCGCACTCTTCGTGTTCCAAGCAATGGCACCTTCTGCGTTGCGACCAAAGACTTTGTCACCAAGGGATTTGCGCGTGTTTTCAAACGCTACAAAAAGCTCCTGCTTTATCCGCTTGTCGAGGTCAGGAGTGTTCTGCACGCCGGCTCGAACTTCGGTCCTAGCAAACTCTTTTAGGTCTATTTTGTGTCCGCTAGCAGCCGCCTGCTCAAGACCGTCATATGCTGCTTGGTAATCAGCATCCGTCGTTGGTGTTTCGCGAGCTACTGTCTTGAACTTACCGACGCGAGAAACGGCTGTAACGACGTCGCTTTCGAATTGCTCTAAGATATCAAGAACAGCTTTAATCTCGCCTTCCCGGCGAGTGACCCCTGGGGGCGGGTTGTTCACGGCGTTGCGGACGGTCACCAGGATGTCAGCGAAGTCTTCGATGACCTTTGACGCGGTGTCGTCATCAGCAGTGCCGCTTTCAATTTGCTGAACAAGGTTATCGTTTCTATTAGCTCCTCGAGATAGAGCACGGCCGCTTTCAACGAGCTCATAGAGCTCACGCACAGCCGCTTCACCTTTCTCTGCGTTCACATCGAGGTCATGCATAAAGTTGTCTTTGTGGTAGACCCCTTCTTCTTTGAGCGTGTCTCGAAGCCTGTTGAGCTGGTCGCGAGACTGGCGCTCCGCATCCCGCATGTTGTCGAGTTGCTGATTGAGCTCCGCCAGCTTGTCTTTGTACTTCTCTTTAATGTCCTTTTGTTCGTTCTTGAGCGTCTGAACTCGCTCAACCTCCGCTGTCGTGTCGTTGTGCTTTTCAATTTTTTCGATGAGGTCGCGCTGTCGCTGTTCGAGCATGTCCAGCACAGGCCCGTTTTCCGACAGGCCAAGTTCCATCTCTGTGTTGAGATCTGCGATGTCCTGCTGAATTCGCTGAACTTGGTTTTCCAAATTAGTGTGGTCAATGACCATTTGGATGGCCGCTCGGTCAATATCTCGTCGACGCAGCGTTCCTTCTGGCGTGAGCTCAAGCTGTTTAAGAGCATCATCCATGCTCATGCCGTACTGATCGACAAGGACTTCGGCGACTTTCTTTCTCAAACGACTGGGATTGGTTGTCGTGCCGCCAGATATTGTGGCGTAGGAGCTAATGACTTTCTCAGCAATCTTTTCCCGTGCCGGGAGAGAAGCAGCGTACATTCCGGGCAGAGCTGCCCCAAGGCCACCACCCAGGAGACCGGCTAGCCCAATGCTTCCAACAAATGTCTCTGCAGTGACCTCAGGATTGCCCAGAATCGCTTCTGAGAGTTGTTCGGCACCAGCATATGCCGCAGCGTCGATCGCCCCTTCAGCGAAATGCTTAATCCCTACACCGGCATATTTCCCGCCTAGGCCGGTTGCACCACGCGTTGCAAGCTCTGCTAACGCGCTTCCAGCTTTTGACGCGCCTTTGGCTGTGACCATAGCCGGCGTGTTACGTGCAATCTTGCCGGCCAACGCAAGGGTGCTACCTTTTGCGGCCCCACGACCTAGAGCTCCAATGCCCCCAGTCCCTAGAATGCCGAGAACGTCACCGGAGTAGTAAGCGCCGGTTTGATAATCACGCAGGGCGTCGAGAGTTTCTTTGCTTAGTATGCCTGACTTAACCAACGCCACATTGGACGCAGTCATAGAAAGACCGGCCGCCGTACCTACACCAAAAGCCAAAAGAGCGTTGCCCCAGCCTTTGCCGTACTTCTCTTTTAGCCTGTCCTGCTTTGCCTCTTCGAAGGGCACATAACGTGCGCCTAAGTCGAGTGCTTTACGAGCATAGCGGGACTCAATCTCAAACTTTTCGCCACCAGGAATTTCGATGGCGACCATGGTGCCATCGGCAAAGGAAAACTGCCCAGATGCGACATGCTGCTGCACCTGATCCTCAGGCACCTCCATGTACTCGTTGGTCGCTATGTTGAACAGTCGTGCCACTGGTTACATCCCCGCCTGCGCTCGTGCCGCTGCTAGTTGATCTAGGTTTCCGTGGAGAGCTTTCATGAATTCGCTACGACTCATCGGCCCAGTCATGTCGCCAAACTTAGATTTAAACAAAGCCTGCTGCGGTCCAGTTAGAAGGTCATGGATTGAGCGCATATTCATATCCATTTCCTTGTCGAGCAGACTTAGCTTTTCGACTCGCGTGGATTCGAAGTCGAGGTAACCACTTAGTCGGTCAACAACGGCATCAACTTCCTCTTCTCGTGCTGAGGCTCCCGAATAGCTGCGAATAATCTGACGGGCCAAGCCATCTTGAAACTCTTGATACGCCTGTTCCTTAGAGTAACCAGGGTACATCTTCATAAGAGCTCCAACTGGACCTCCGCTGACATCCTTGGCCATACGCTTCAGCTCAGCAATCATGCCCTTAGCTGCTAAGGCACCTTGTAGCTTCGTTTCCATCGTACCGGAAAGCCCTAGGCCGCTCGATTGACCCTTGGCTGACGCGATGCGTGCCTGCTGGTCCATCTGCCTATCAAACATGTATCGCTGGTTCTTCGCATTATAGATGTCGGTAGCAAGGCGTCCTTGTGATTGAGCTTGTTGCTCTTTAAGTGTCGCTCGCAATGCCGCCAATCTCGAGTTCGACGGATCCATTTGGTACTTCACTTCGATTTGTCGAATACGCTGGTCGAACATAGCGTAAGCTTGCTGCCTCATGACCTCTTCGACCTGCCTTCGGTCGTTTATGGAGTCCATCAGCATAGAGTAGGCGTTTGTCTCTACCTGCACTCCAAACTTAAGCTTATCGATCTCAGCTCTCTGTGCCGCAATGTCTCGGTCAATTGCTGAGTCGAGAATTCGCATCGCTGTATTCTCAGTGCCTGTTAGTGCTGCGCCAGCCGCCCCAAGCGCAACAGCGATAGCGGCACCCATTTTTTGACCTGTTGAAGTATAGATACGATTCGGGTCAATCTCGGCAGACATAACCTTGTCCATCGCAATCTGAATCTTCTCTCGTGCTTCAGCAACTGAGTCCTGACGCATCTCCTCAGTCTTCTTAAGGTCAATAGCTTCCTGCTGCATACGGCGCTCACGCGCTCGTTCTACTCCTGCAATTTCTGCAGCTTGAGCTTTAGCTGCGTACTCTAAACGAACATCAGCACCATAGCGTTCTGCCTGCGCTTCCTTTTCTGCCGCAGCAGCTTGTCGTCGCTCGCGCACGTATGCTGGCAACGGATCGCTAAGGTCGGCAAGAATCTTCTGGGACTCTCGCTCTCGTCTCTGCGCGGTGACTGCGGCTGGTGCTGGCCGCTGCTCTGGCGTCACCGCACCACCGACGTCTAAGGTCATCCCTAGGTCGGCTTCTATTTCGTCCAAGGAGCGATAGGGCGAACCAGACATATCTTCGCCAGGCAGGCTCATTAGGTCAGGGTCTTGATAAGCAATTTCTTCTGGGCTGTACGCCAACTCGGACAAGACCTCTGGGTTCTCCATGGACATATTTGGGCCGCCATATAGGCTGGCGTACTGGTCCATTTTCCGAGTAGCGTAGGACGGGATTCCCCCAAAAACATAATTACCTAAATCGCGCACGCCTTCGACCGCAGGACTTGCCAGTCTTTCTAATTCTCGCAACGTAGGGTTTGTGTAACTGTCATCAGCCATCGATATCTCCCTAAACCATCATTGCCATCAGAATGTTTGAGCCAAACTGCAGGAAGGACCCAAACAGGGCTTGCGTAGCTTGAGCTTCAGCCTGTTGCTGTTGTTGCAAAAGCGATTGGTAACCCAACGAAAGTCCTCTTGCCTCTGCTGCTTTTGAAGCTTGGAACCTTAGAGCGTCCTGCTGGGCTGCTAGTCGTGCAGCTCGGTTAATTTCAGCCGCTCGCTGCTCACCGGCTCCTTGAATTAATCCAGCTTGCTCCGCTGCCTGACTAAACTGAGTTCCCGGCATCACACCTGAACGAGATTTTGCTAACGCGAAACCGCCTGTCGCAAGTTGCCCCGCTAACTGTCGTGTTTGTTGTTCCGCAGCGGTCTTTTTTTTGCCGGATCCAATGGCTTGAAGTTCTTCCAAAATGCGCATGGAATATTCGTCCCACACATCTGGTTCCTCTATTTTTGAACCTGATGTTTTCTGCGCAGAAAGGCGTTGAGATTCCGCTTCCCAATCCTTAGTAGACATAGACTCACGTTCAGCGTCGTTACCGCGTCCACGAGTTTCTAAGCGTTCCTCTAACTCATCTTTTTCGTCAAACCCATCCATGCTTACCTCGCTAGTGCGCGGAACAACCGCTCGTGTTCGTCATCGTCGTCTCGTGGATTAAGCGATGCTGCCTGTCGTAGCGACAGCCCCCTTAAAGCCGCCATAGGATTGGCCTGCTTTTCTGGACGACGCTCAGTAAATTGAAATGGTGACGGCGCTCCTTGCGGAGTTAGTCTTGGGCCTGCAAAATCATCGCCCGAGGCAACTCGTGGTCTAAAAGCTGGCGTGTGCTGTGGCGCTTTGTCTGCTAACTGTTGCAGCGCAGCGACATCAGGCTCCTGCCCCATAGAAATCCCAAGAGACTCCTGCGGTAGAGTGCTTTGCGGCCCGCGTGTACCACCTGCTTGCCCTTCAGCAATGAGCTTTTTGTATCGTTCGGACGGAGCCTCGCGTTTTGATGTAGGCTTCATCATTTCTCTAATCTTCTGAAGCGCATCCTGATCAATATCTTCACCTATCGGAAACGAATCGTCAGGGTTGTTAACAATGTCTTTTTCTTTGTCCTTAAACATGCCGCTTGCAATCGCCTGACCCAACAATGCGCCCCCGGCAGACAACGCTGCACCGACGTATCGCGTAACAAGCTTGCGCTGAAAGGCTTCATTTTGAGCTTCTAGCCCTGAGATGTTTAACTGGTACTGGCGTTCAGCGCCTCCTAGTTGCGCTGTGGCGGCCATTTTCGACCGTCGTGCAGTGCCTTCCTCTTTTAAAGCTGCTGCTGACCGAGCGTCGATAAGTTCTCGAGCAAACTGTTGCAAAGCTTGCGGGTTGATACCCATACGACGGGCCATTGCCAGTGACATCTTGGTTAGCACCTGCTCCACCATTCGACCAATTGCGGGGTCTTTGATTGCAAGCGCGCTATCGATGTTGTCGAAGCCTTTTTGAAGCATGGAGAGATCTGGTTTTGCCATTAGATTGTGTCTCCCGCTGGAAGTTTAAAGCTAGTCGGTCGGAAGCCTACCTCAAGAGCCATGCCTGCTAGCTTAAATAAACCGTTAGCCTGAGTGGACGAGCTATTCGGAGCTATCGTGTGTGTGACTTTGAGAGCACGGCATTTTTGGCGTTTTACATGGACGCGATACAGGTTTTTATCAGTCAGTGTAGACGCCGTCTTAGTCTGACTGTGTGAGCTCGTGTCGTCGTAATCAACCTTTATAGCGACTGTGACATCATGGTCCCCGAGGTACTCACCTAAAAACTGAACCTTGTAGACCCGTTGAGCGCCTTGCAGGTTGTTAGTGTGTATATACGGAGACTCAACGATTGTGCTGAACTTTGAATAGGTCGGAGAACTGCCGTACAGCTGATCCCAGTACGAACCAGTGTCTTCTTTCCATACGCCTGACTTAACAGTGGAGTCAGTGTATTGGCCTGTGCCACCAGTTTGCGATGCATATCGCATGCGGCCAAAATAGATATCGCCTTTATGTGAAACAACGCCGGCAGAGTTGTAGCCGACATAGGCTCTATCGTAGATGTACTGCGTCCAATTCCCGTAAAAGTAATTGAACACGAGAACCGTGCTATAGCCACCAAGGCCAACAGCCTCATCTAAGCGAGCGCCGAGCACAATATAGACTTCATGGCGTTCATCGTTGGTCAAAGCACCAATGCCGCGATACACCCCAAAGTCTTCAACTGGCGCTCCGATGTAATCAATGCCGAGCTCACGATTGACAACGTAAAACCCTCGCGGAGATTGGTAAATAATCCCTGCAGGCGTATTCTCGTGTATTGTGCCTTCTACCGAGCCTTGGCCTTTAGTAAGCAGTCGCGGTTCGCTAAACCGCGCTGTCCCACCTGCTCGGTCTGGGCCCTCACCTGATATGGCAAACAAACTATCGCTAGTGAACACGATCAGGTGGTCCCCATTCGACTCAATGCCATAGACTCGCTTAGTTCCACCCTCAACTTCAGAAAAGACTTGTGCTCCCTCACTAAAGGGCTCGCAAGCCAAGGTGCGCACTGTAGGTTTTGTCGTCAGAACTCGGTCATCACTCTGCACTAGACTGATTCGATTTTTGTGAACAGTGATATCCATAATCGAACCAGGTGACCCATTTGCAAGTTCACCCGGCACATAAAGCAGTTCATTAGCGCCTTCTGGGTCTGCGGCGTTGAACAACTGAGCATCGGAAAATGTGTCAATAATACTTACCGTCTCAGCATCGAAGTCGTTTGCAATGTCACCAACACGATAGGACAGCGTTTGGTCCTTTAGTGTTCGGTACAAAACAACGCGCACCTCATGGGCGTGTCTCAGTGAGTGCTGATAAGTGTATATTTTGACAGTGCTGTGCGCAGCGCCATGAGAGCCTCCAAGGACCATTCGCATAGGGTCGCTTGGCGCAGACCTGTGTAAATTACCTGACTCATCAATGTATTCATAAATGGCCCGATAGAAATAAGTGTTACCGTCCTCAATAGCCCCGGTCACACCATTAATAGCGCCGGTTCCCGTGTCCTGCCGAAAAGCGATTTGGGGTCTTCGAAGAAATCCACTTTCCATAAAACGCGCACCAGCATAGCTCTTAAGAAAGCCGCCACCCACCAGCAGGTTTTCGTTATGTTCAACGCTTGGTAACCGCCGTCGCGGCATATGGTTTACCGTCAGCATTGAAGTGTTAAAGACGGCTTGGTCCCCAGTGAGGTGCTGACCATAATAGCTAGCACAACCCACCAACCGTTCTTCACCATCTCGACCAACCCACACTGGACTCGCGCCCCAATACATATTGGCGCACATTTCACCAGTTACACCCGTAATCGTGTTTGTCAGATGAAACCAGTTTGTATACGGCGTGCAGGCAACATCACTCTCACGAGTTTTAGCTATTGGGATAATACGCTCGCGCTTGTGCGTGGCACTGCTAGTGTCATCTAGGTCATCACGAACTAAATAGGTTGCACCGGCTGAAAACAATTGAGCCGCGCCACCATCTGACATTAAAGCTTCGCCCTTAGGAGCAATAGCTTCGGCCACTACGTAGTAAAGACTATCGTTGTACTGCCAGGGATCAGAGATTAGGCCCGTGTTAAACGCTAACTTGTTTTTTTCTGTCATTGCGCCGTCCGAAATCTGGACGCGCATGCTTCGCAGTGTCGAGTCGTTTGGTTTGCCGTCACTACTTAAGCCGACCGATATAGTGTAATTTGTATAATACAGTCGTATGTGTGTGGGCGTTGACGGCGGTGTAAACGGTTCCGGCGTGCACGTACCGTTGAGCATTCCCCTTGCGTCAGGACAAGCGACAGTGCTGCCTCGCTGACTCAGCGTAGCCCCAGAGGCATCAATGACCGCAAACCTAGCAGTTGCTGCCCCCGCATTGCTGTCGTTGAACCCAACAACGTAAACTCGATTTGTATCTGCGCCTGCTGATGGAATGACATGACGCACAAAGCAGCCATAAGCGTGCGGATCATGCACGGCCCAGTTCTGTTCAAGCCGGTTATGCGTGCTGTTTGTGAAAGCAAAGACTGAGCGCATCCCTGTGGTTGAGAGCGCGTCTGACGCCACCTTGTATTCCTGCAGTTCCCACGAATTAGTGCCAGAGGTTTTCTGATACCAAATGGCAATACCACTTTCCCCTGCAGCATACTCAAACTGACACGCATCCCAGGTAGCGTATTTCCCGGTATTAAATAATGATGTTGTCGATGACGGTTTTTCAGAGCCCAGCGTAGGCGCAGAGCCCATGTCAATCAGCCGATAACGCACATGCGTTGTGTCTGTGCCGGTAACAGTAACTGTCTTGTTGTAGAGAATGATAAAGTAATTACCAAACTGAAGAACTCGAGGGCGCGGGGCTTGATAGGCTCGTGAGCCAGTATAATCAGCATCGAGGTTTGCATAGGTGTGGGTCGATACAAGCTGCCGATCACCAAACTCCTGCATGCTTTCAAAGTCGTATATTTGGACATAAAGGTTATAGGTAATGGTTGCGCTACCTACAGTCTTGCCCTGCGTCGAGATATCAGTTTCGTAATAGGCCGCAGCTAGCCACGTATTGTTGTCGGTGGTTACCATCTTGCAAAGCTCTGCACGGCTTTGCAGGAAGGTGGCGTCGTCCCTTAAAACGTCGTTTTTAATAGTAGCCGCATCACAAACACCTTTTGCTATCCAAGCGTTGTCTTGAGCTTGGCCATATGCATTTTTGCCGTCAAAAAGCAGCAATTCATCCTTGTACGTCGCCAGTTCTTCACATTTTGTGAATTCACTGCCGCTTGTCATGTCTAAATCGTACTTAACGTTAGATGGGTTGTTTGCGTTTACTTCCGGCGTCAACCCATACCGACGACGCAGCTCGCCTGTTTTCTCAAACCTGGCATTTTTGATGTTTGCCATGTCCGGTACGTTAAGCGTGCGATCAGAGGCTTTTTGATTCAGCCCTTTTTCGAATTTGAGGCTCAGTGTCTGCTTAGTTAGTGGCATTAAAATACCCACACATCTGCAGTGACAGCGCCACCAGCCTTAAAATTGATGTAAGTTAAGTCTGAAATTGACGACTCGTAGATTTCTTGCGCTGCGTCCCTGGTTAACACAATAAACCCCTGGGGCTTGCGGTTTAACCCATGCGCAATTCTTAGCTCAGTCGTAGACAACTCTAAGCCAGTATGGCGTCTGCCATCTAAAAAAGGCACCTCATCCAAAGAACGAAAGCTTACTTCCACGTTCGATTGAACACGCGCTAACTCAGGGTCTTTTACCTGCGTGTTGATAAACGAACGCTTCATTACTGCTCCTACCCAAAAAAGATATCGTGATAGAAATCTGTTCCGTTGTTCACATCAACTATCGACTTGGCTTCGCCCGCATCCCTACGCCTTGCGGACTGCTCAATACGAAGCTTGAGGCGCTCAAGATTTGAAACCTCAAAAGCAATATCGCTTTCTTCCTTCGCCTTTGTCTGGATCACCGCAAAGGTAACTGCGTAGTCTTCGTAGCCAACAGGGATACCTGACACGTCACTCCCAAGCTGTGGAGCTGTAGGAACGTACCAAATCTTCACCGTCCCTGCCGGAGGGTCGTCGTCAGGGATGATTTTTAGCTCATCACCTACGAGCTGATACATAATGCTGTTTAGGCCAGACGCCACCAAAAGAGGTGACTGGTAGGTGTTACGATGCTGAAACTCAAACGGCAGCACTCTCGTTGCGTGCGACGTTCCGCTGGCAGTAAAATCCACGCCTATGAGCTTGTAGAAAGTACCGGGAAGACTTAGCGCAGACCCCGAAGGTATCGTGTATTCCTGCGTCGAAACTGAGTAATGCTGGAAGCTTGTGACCATGATGTCCCAAAGCTCACTAAGTCCACGGTTTAAATAGTCCGTGAGCTCCGTGTCTGTCACAAACTCAGAGTTCTCTTGGTCGGCACGACGACGAACTCTCGTGATCAAATCTGATGCTGTGAAAGTCGCCATGGTGCCTCCCCGAAAGGTGGGCCGGAGAGCTGCGCCGCCCCCCGACCCGCGTCAGGCATCCAGGCCGCCGCCAGCCCTATGGATGTCTAACAGATCTATAAGTGCGCTCCCGAAGGCCCTATAATCGTCACCTTTTGCGGCATCGTAGGCGCGACGCATGGCTGCATCGAGAGCGAATTCTTTGTTACTCTGAGCGGGCGGCTCACTCGGCTCATCCTTTTTCAAGGATTGCAGAATGAGTACCGCTTCGCTCGCAGGGTCCGACTTCATTAGCTGAAGTCGATCCGGCTTTGGTTGCCAGGGTTACGGCATATAACGTTAGAGTAGGCCCCGAGACGTACCTCGAGAGAATCTCTATTTGACACACGAAGGCTGCCGAGCCCATCTAGGTCAAGGATCTGTGGGCACATCCCGAGAGATGCCAATTCCCAATCTGAGAGCTTGATCATATAGGCGGTGTCTGCTGGGCAATCAGCGTCAGGCACCACCGTGATTGGTCCAGTAGGCATGTGAATCACGATGCTGGTGAAGCCAAGCTCAAGCGTCTTGCCAAAACCAATATCAATCTTCACACCCTTGTTGGTGTCGCTAGCGTAACCGTTACCTGCCGCAGTCACTTCCTTCATCAGCGACGTGTACGTGCTGTAGTCGCAGAAGATATGGTCAGGCTTGCCACCTTCACGACCGAGTCGCTCAGAAGCTGAGACAAAGGCGTGGTAGATGTCAGTGGTTGCACCAGTAAAACGGTGTCCCGCAAGGCGCGAGACATCGGTGCTTCGGTCAACGCCGAAGAAGCTGTCGCCGGATGTTGGAGCCGTTGCCGGAATCCAGGCATCAAGACCGCTCATCCGCTTCGCGTTAGCTGCTGTTGCAGAGCTATCGCCTCGCATAAAGAGACGACCTTTGCCGCCACCGATAACTGCGTTGTCCGCATCGAAGCCGCCTTCATAGGAAGCAACAAACGAACCAGCTTCACGGTTAACTGAGCTAACCTTTAGGTGACCAGTTTCCGTTGAGCCAAAATCTGCGTTTTTAACAAGTTCAAGCTCCTGGCCGACCTCGAAATTCACGATGTCGTTGGCCTTGGTCAAAACGATGGTAGTGTTTGGTGCAGAAATCGTCGAAGACTGTACAACACCAATCTTGCCAGAGCCGTCACCATACACAGAGCGTGCGAGTGAGCGACGAAGCGCGTAGCGCGCACCGCTAATCTCGACGTCCATATACGAAGCAAACGCTCCTGCGTCGCCACGCGTAGCCATGATGGCTTCCGCATCTAGGGTCGCGAAGGCATAGTCCCTGACGCGGTGCGTCAAGAATTTAATTACTTCAAAAGATGACGTGTTGTCCTGCGCTCGACCAAAGTCTTGGCTTCGGCGAGAGTTAGGCGCGTACTGAACTACGACTGGGTAGTAGCTGCCAGTGAACCCTTCGAATTTTGGAATTCGAGTGAAGAGTCCGTCGTGCTCGTACAAGGCTGCAAGCCACGAGCCACGGTCATAGAGTTCTTTGAGGCCGTTTTGAACGGCCGACATATCGAGGGTGATACCAGTTCCGGTAGCACTGGACAGGGCGGTTCCGCCAACTGTCGCTAGACCTAACTGAGAGGTAGGCATTTTAAGCTCCTGCGTTTAAACCCAGCGTATATGTTCTGCGAACCTCGCTAGGCGTTCATCTCGTGTAAGAGGACGCTCCGGCTCCGCTGGTGTAGCGACCGGGGTGTTCTCAAGAGTTTTGGTAGTGCGAGGCTTTTGCTCGCTAACCGCAGGGCTTGTCGCCGATTCTTTCTGCATAGGCTCTGATGAGCCACCGGACAATTCTTTCAGCACGCGGGTGTCCCGATACCGCTCTAGCTCTTTTCGGTAGTAGTCTTCCACCACCTGAGCTGCTGCGCTAAATCCCAAATCGCGACCACTAGCATTGTACTCTTGCTGGAGCACTTGATAAACGGTCTCGTAGGCATTCGACGCCTTGACGAGTTCAAACTTCTCGCCATCAGTATTATCTACCCAATTTTTGATCTGGTCAACATAACTCGATTTGAGTTGTTGCAGTCGTGCGTCTTCGGCTGCCCGCTCTTTCGCAGCTTGCGACTGCCGTAGATCTTCAATTTGCTGAGCCTGCGCCTCGAGTTGTTTGCGCAATACTTCTGACTCTGGTGTTTCGCCTCCGTTGAGCTCGCGTGTCAGCAATTCCTTAACGGAGATACCATTGGCCTCAAGAAATTTTTCTGGGTTTTCGTTTGCCAAAGACATGCGCTGCTCATACTCGGCCATACGCTTTTCCATCTCAGCAAACTTTTGCTCCTTAGCCGCAAACTCGCGCTGCTTAAGGTGCAGCTCGCGCTCCTGGCGCGACAATGCAGCGAATTGCTGAGTGAAGTCGGCAGCACCAGAGGTGGGGATCTCTGATGCTGCCTGGTTGGATTCCTCACCAGCACTTGGGGGTTGCTGATTCGGTTCTACGTTATTTTCATCCATTGTTATTCCTTATTGGACTGGCGGCGGCAGTGCGGCCACGTCCTGCATTGGGTCCATTGGTGGTAAGCCACCACTCGCAGCAGATGGCGCTGATTGCTGCATAGGCATATCGCCCGGAGCTCCAGCCATCGGCTGCATCGACTCAGCCAACAGCGCCGCAGCATTTTCCAGGTAGCGTCGCAGGAGGTCTAGTCTGTCCTCAGGCGCACCCTGAGTCTTCGCTCGAAGGTACGCGCTGTTTACTAGCTTGGTTGCAAGCTGCAGGTTTTGGAATGGCTCTGGCGGAATGAACTTTCCGTGCTCAAGCATCTGACTGATGATGTGCATGACATCGTGATAGTCGGACGTCAGCAGATGTGTCAGTGCTTCCGTGTCAGGGTAGTCGAGCAAGAGCATTGCCTGGGCCGGGTCAATCAACCCCGCTTGCGCGAGCTCCGTGACGCTTTGCAGCTTAGATGCCGGTGAATCGCTAAAGAGGTTTGTTGGCCACTTGCGAATGACATAGTCCTCTTTGTCGAGCTTGATTTCACTCCACTTGATCCGCTGAAGGTTCTTTTCACCGACCGACATTACATCTAGATCTTTGCCCTCATCAGCGGCGGCGCGAACGAGCTCAAGCATGTGATCTGCTGCTTCAAGGAACATAGACTCGTAGGCTCGCTGGATAGCGGCGTAGCGCGTCGATGCCTGCGTTGCATACTCGCGCAGGGCAACACCTGATTCGAGGCCTACAGGTTTCTTGGCTTGGCTCTCAAGCGATGAAATCCCCGCTATCTCGTATGCTCTGGCAAAAATGCGGTCCAGGTGCTGCATGATTTCCGGTGCAACCGTTTGAGGCACGTAGTACGTCGGTGGACTGCCGGTGTACTCGATAATTCCCCAAATCTCGTTGTTGATTGTGCCACTTGAAATCTGACTGCCGGTCTCGAGCAAAACCTTTGGTGTGGCCAACGCCATGGAAGTGCTTATCAGACGACAGACGTGATTAATTTCTACCTGCAAGCCGGTCAGTTGGGAGCAGAGTCCTTCTGCGAAGAATCCCAACATGCGGGGAGTCCAACGGAGGAAAATAAAGGGTGGCCGGCTTCGCGTGTAAGGCTCCACGAGTAGGTCCACGCCATCAACGAGAATACAGTGGCGTCCGTCGTCGGCACCTTCACTACTTGGCAGGTACCAGGCTTCGATGCATTCCACCATCTTCGAAACTCCGGCGTCTCCGCCATCGACTGGCTCGGCATTTTCGATGTCTTTTGCTTTTGAGGGGAACATGGCTTTGAGCATTTCAACTGGAATATATTTCCGCTGGAAATATTGCCGAGGATCGCCGTTAATCGCTTCAGCATCGTCGATGATGATCTCATTCGGAAACACTCTCTCTGTAAAGATTTTACCGTCACGCTCAAAAACCTTCATCACGCCCATTCCGAGAACAGCGGCGTCTCGAAAGATGAGGGGAGCGACCCGATAGAGGTTAGAGAGTTGAAAAAGCCCAGAGCAAAACTTCGTCAGGCGCTTAGCTTTTTGCTGACTTGTGAAGTCGCCCCCCTCGGTCAGAAATTGAACCTTCGTCTGCTGAGCAGTCACCTTGGCTACAATCGTATCTACCATCGCTTGGCAAATGTTCATCTGCACTCGATGGTGGCGTTTAAAGCTCTGAGGTTTGGAATAGCCGCTCAGCGTAAGGTCGCGGGTATACACGTTGCCATAGAGGCGCATATTGAGCAGGTGGTCATTCTCACGAGCGACATGCTGCTCTCGAAGCGCATCGAGCGTTGCCATCACGCGGGCGTAGTAATTCTTTTTGGATTGCCACCAATAGAGATTGTCATAGATGCGCTGCGCCATTTCTTACCCCGCTGACCAGAAAAGCATGTCTTCTGCTTCCTGTTGGATTTGTTTTCGGTCTTTTGGCGGCGGGATTGATGTCTGAGTCGGTTCCGGCCCGAAGCGCAGCTCGACATCGATGTCCTTATAGTAGACCACATTCGCTGCTTGTAGAACCTTGATCAACGACTGCAACTGCATCAATTGAACGTCCATGTAGTCTCCATCCAGCTCTTGCCGTTCTTGTTTTCGATTTGGTTGCCGGCTTTCGCCCAGTACTGGTCCATTTCCCATTCGTCGTATTCCTTCGTTCCTCGTCTTGGCGTCATCACGCGTTCGCGCCATGCGTAGTTTCGTGCCTCCCTAAAGGCATAAACGGTGGCATCGGACAGGTGATTGTCAAAGCGAGGGTCTTCCTTCATTCGGAAGTGGTTAGGGCACCATTGCAAAATTGACCACTCTTCAAGAAGAGGACTGTCTTTATGCAAAAAGAAGCGCCCCGCATCGAGCTCACCGTTGAGCAGTTCGATAGCCGCAACCTTCTCGGTTTTCTTGGCCGCCCTAATTGGCAACCCAAAACGCTGCTTCATTTCCTCGGCGATGTTTTTGCCAGCACCGGCTGTATCCATTTGAATCGACGTTGCGTTGTACTCGGCCATGAGCTCTGAGAGCTTTTCGGCAATTTGCGTCGGGAGCATTCGTGTTTGCGCCCAACAGTCACGCAGATAGATAGCCGGATGCGTGAAGCTGTAACTGACCACTGAAAAGGCCGTCGCGTCATGAAAACCAAGGTCGCAGCCAATGATGGTCAGCCACTCATGCTCTGGCGGGAGCTCATCGTAGAAATTCTTCTCACTAAACTTATAGATGAGGCTGTCGTCGCTTTGAACGAAGCGCCCGCACCACTCTCGCTGATAGATGGCCGAGTCTTCGGTCATCCCGGTCTGGGACATGCGGTCGGCTAGCCATTTGCGCGTCGAGCGACCGTTCTTATTCAGGTACGGGTTGTCGTGAAGCGTCCAATGGAACTTCTCATAGCCTAGCTGCGCGTTATGAAACGCCTCGTAGAACAAACCTGCTGCACGAGGACTTGGCGTCCCTATCAACCCAATCGTGCCGTCGAGATCGATACACCCTGGCGCTATTGTTTCCTGAACGAGCTCATCGAGGATTTTGTTGAAGTGTCCTGCCTCGTCGATAATGACCAGCCTAAACTTGTTACCCCGTAATCGATCAAGGTCACCAGCATCAGAGCAGCCGTGTAGCTCAATTCTGGAGCCGTTTGGAAAGTGGGCGATGAGATCAGTGTTCTGATAGCGGATTTTAAGGTCATATTTGCGCCCAAGCTGCTTTAGCAACAACCAGAGGATGCGTTTGGCCGCCATACGACTCGTAGCGAGATAAACACAGAGTGATTCGGGGTACCGCAAGCACTGCTCAATCAAATACATCGCCGCTGCGGTCGACTTACCTGCTCGACGAGAGCAACACGCCACTTTAAGCTTGCTTGGTGAGTCGATAAACGCCAACTGCTCCTCGAACAGGTCATCTCGAAAGCGAAACGTTCGATCTGGCGTCCCATCGGGCGCAGAAAGGTCACCGACGTTGCCAAAACGCCGTGTGAATTCACGAAGAACGGCTCGCTCATCGACGGCGGGCTTTTTCTTCGTGCTCGAACTCATTGCAGTGAGCTTGCTTCGGCCGTGTTAGACCGTTTGCGCTTTGTCTTAGGCTTTTCAGGCGCTACTGGAGCAGGTTTTCGCTCCCACGGGCCGTCGCCGAGCTCAATGAAGCTAATAGACGTCATTGGCACAGCTACCCGGTAGCCGTCGTTGAATGTCGCCACCACAAAATCCTCACGTCTCTCCAACGCTACCTGGGGTCCGTGCTGAAGTCGGCGTTGATGTCTGACTTCCTTTGCGTCCCGATGTAGCGCGATTGCTTTTACGTCCACGATGTCCTCCGAAATGCTTGATGCGTTCAGCCACATAGTGATCCAAGTATGCACTGATCCCCTCCGGTGTTTGGCACCGGGGAGCATACTCTAGATTGTGACCTTTTTTGAGATGTTTCATGATGCGACCTTGATGCGTGAAGAGCACTTTCTGGCCGCGCTTGTATCCATAGACACGGTTAGCGAGAGTTCCGGCAATGCCGAAGCCTCGAAACGCTGATTTGACGTGTCCCCAATGCATAATGAGCAATGATTTTTGTTTGCCCATGATGTCGAATGTGTATCGCCGTCCGCAAAGGTAGCCGTAAATCTGATCGGTCATCTGATGATTGCAGGCGACATAGGTAAATGACTCGCCGAGCAGGTTTTCAACGATAGGTCGGTGCATTTTGTAGAGCGTGATGGTGCTCTGGCCTCTGTTCTGACGAGCGTGACCGTCTAGCCACGTCTCGAGAATAAAGGCGGCGTCGTTCGAGTCTGCTGGACGTAGGAGAAGCGCGGGCCGGTCCATCTCCTCTTCGAGCTTGAACGCTGGGCTGGCCTCAGTTACCGCGCCACGGGTTTCATAGCGATGGCCGAAGTGCGACAGGCTATCCTGCATTAGGTCATCCATACTCGATCTCCGCTATTCGGTTGCCGAGCCAGAAGGCTGCTTGGGGGATAATGGCATTGCCCAGCGCGCTGATTTGTTCACGCCATCGAACCAATCCATCGGATATCCCATGAGCCACAGAACGAATCGTGGATTCAACCGGCGGTCCGTCTTGCCACGGGTTTGCGGAAAACCGTCGTGGGCCATCGCTGCGTCGAGCAACGTCGTCCCAGCGTTGCCGTTCTCCATATACGCGGCTCTTCGACTGGAGCGGTAGTCCGAGCTCAATGGGGTAGGCCAGGATCCATATTCGGGAGCGGCGCTGGGGCGAGCCGGTGTCATATCCTGATAGACATGCCCATTCCGCATCATACCCCGCTTGGGCCAATCCCCCGAGTACTTGGTCGAGGCCTCGTTCGGAAAGAGCCGACACGTTCTCGATGCCCACGTACTTCGGTCGAGTTTCGCGCACCAGTCGAAGCATCTCATGCCAAAGGGCCGAACGTTCATCCTCCAGTCCGGCTGCCATCCCAGCTGATGAGAAGCCTTGACAGGGCGACCCGCCGAGCAGGATGTCTGGCGAATTGAGCTCAGGCCCTCTGACGTCGCGGATGTCGCCGAACTGCACGGCTTTGGGCCAGTGCCAGGCGAGCACGTCTCTACAGTAGTCGTCGATCTCGACTTGGGCGACGGTTCGGGAATTAGGGATAGCTGCCTCGACCCCGTACTCGAAGCCGCCGATGCCGGAGAAGAGGGAGGCGATTTTGAGCTCATCCACCCTTGCCTCCTTTGAGTGCTTCCTCGGTAATGGCCTTTTGCAGTCGTTTGTCTAACTTAAGGAAGGCTTCACTCGCTCGCTTGCGCAGCTCGTCATCTGGGAGAGCTTCGAGTGCGTTTTGGTCACGCAGGGTCATCTCAACGTTGTTGAGCGTCTGAATAGAGCGGACGATGGCGGCGAAGTTGGCTGCCTGGTTTTTGTCGAGTCCCTCGTACTGGTTTCGACTCAACGACTTTAACGTGCGGAGCTCAGTGTCGATAATGTGGTAGGCGTTGCCGATCAGACTGTGCACGTCAGGTACGAGACTAGTCTCAGCCTCGAGATGGAGTTGCTTGTTGACGGGGACTTGCTTTGCTTCTGCGCGCAGTTCAGCCCTGACTCTTTCAAGGGCTTCGTCATCGTGACGTCGTTGTGTCTGCACTGACAGCGTGGTGCTGTCGTAACGCTTCGGCATATGAATCTCGCAGCAGGATGAGAGCATAGGCCGAGCAGGATCAAAGGAAGCGAAACCCGCCCGGCCTTGGGCCTAGAGCACCGTGTACAACAAGCGCCAGGGGCCAAGATCAAAGTAACATGGGATTGGTTGCCAGGAGAGGCAAAAGGAAGGGGTCAGTCGCGATTTGCGACTAGATCTGTACGACTATCCGTCGTTTGAGCCCGAAATAGCGAGATGAGCTCGCAAAACCTCGACAAGGGGCATCAGGTCCATCAAAGCCTTCGCTATATCGTTCGAAGTCTTCTCTTCGCCCTGATCGAGCTCGATTGCGACGTCCACAGCGTCTTTTCCGCCTTCGCGGATACCATCGAGCAGTGCTTTGGCCATCTTTGGGCTGCATGGCGCAAAATCAGACAGTAGTTCACTCATTGTTGCTTCCTTTAATTGTGTTCAGTCGTTGTTCGGACTCATTTAGCTGGATAAGGACTGCGCGGCGCATGAATGCCCCTTTACCGAGCCCTTCGGCCGCTGCTGCGGTCGCAATTCGCTCTAAAGTGCCTTCTGGTAACGCTAACTGTGTTCTTTCTGGGTATGAATTGGCTTTGTCGCCCATGGGTTACCTCCTTTTTCCCGATAGTGGCGGATTGCCACGACGAACGCAAGATCCAAAGTGAATTGGGGTGGGAATTTAGAGGTGGTGATCGACATCGAGCTTGCTGCTTAGTCGCGGGGTGGGGGTATACCCTACCCCTTGATTTTATTGGCTTTTTTCTGGCTTTTCTTGAGCCTTACTGGCCCCTAATGACCACGATCATAGTTAGTGGGTCTAACTTCACTTGGACACAGTAAGTAGTGGCATAATGGCACTATATATAGGAGTATGGATCGAGGGATTGATCCCACGAACCACAAGCAAAGGAAGCTACGCAATGGATACCAAAGCACAAGCAGAATCACTCTACGACATCAAACGACGACTGAAGGCCCTAGGCAACAAAGCACTAACCGGAAGCCTAACAAGACCAGCGATCCAAGCGCGATTCCTGATCAACGCGTTAGAGGGTAACTACAACCGCCTAGCACTCTGTGAAGCCAACCAATCGATGCAGATCGAGCGGCTAGCCTTACCGCGCCTATTCAACGCGATCGCTCTATGCGCTGCAGCACAGTAACCAGCACCAACCAAAAGGAAGCACAAGCAATGGCAACGACAACGAACGACGAAATACATCAGGAATGGCTCGCGCTGAGTATTCAGCGGCTTTTGGAAATCAAGGCCGCTGCAGAGAACAATGGCAATTGGTTAATGGCTAGCAAAGCCGATCACTATCTCGCGCTCAAGCCCCAGCAATTTGCACGTTCATTCAAACTCTAAAGGAAGCACAAGCAATGAAGACCATAGACGGAAACACAATCGACGCGACTATCAGCACCACGGAACCTGGGAAGGTGACGCTACATGCTAGGGGTGGCGGTAAATCACCAATCAACACGGACTACGCAAAAGGCCTGCTAGCAGTCCTAGAAATCCTGTCACACGCCGGCGCTCATTCGATCAAGGTGTCGGTAGCATCTCGCGCCGCAATGAAACTACCAGCCCATCAGCGGTTGCTTAAATTCAACGGCGCTACGCTTTGGCCCCTGCCTAAACTCGAGGAATCCAGCACCAATGAAGAACACCTAGCAAGCCTAGATAGACGACGGCGCGCAATCTCAAAAGAGATAGCAAAACACGGCCGGCCGGTTGGCGCTAAAGGTTCAGGAAACGGAACCAAGCGGATCACAATCCACTATCAAGAATCTCTAGAAATCGATTGGAGCCAATACCAATGAGTTACCTCGATAACCTGATTTTAGCCTGTAAGAACGATGCACGCGTTTACCGAGCATTCAAACAAATGCGCGAAGCTATCGCGGCCGGTTTTGTCAATGTTCCAAGCGGTGCAGCAATCGACGCGATCACGCTAGTACAAATGGAACATGATGAGACCTACGAACAAGCGCCGATCGGTGCTGGCAAGCTAACACCACGCCGCAAAGTATTTGACGCGCTTTGGGCTCATTTCAATCAGCAGTAACCAACAAACACCACGCAAAGGAAGCACAAGCAATGAAGGCACGCACAATTAAGGAAGGTATGACGTTCTCCAATCGAAGCGGTACGAAAAAACTCACAATCCAAAGCGTCAAACGTAATGACGATGGATCGGTGAAATCGTTTATCGTTGCACGCGAGAACGGAACAACAGTTACCGCAACCGCTGGCAAGCTAGCACAAGCTAGAGAATTGATTGAGACCAACGGCCGCTACGCGTTGCAAGCTAAGCCTAATCAAGGTGGAGTTAGCTACACAGCGGCGCAAGACACGGCGATCGGTTGGTATTGGAACCTATCACACAAGACCGAAAAAGGTTTTTGGACCCTAGGAGGATATGAGCAATGAACAAGAAAGCCATTGAAGAATACAGCGACACAGTAAGAGCGGCACTGAAAGCACTCACAACCGAACAAGTCAAAGCAATGCATGCTGAAAGGGTTGGCGCTTCTTTTGAGCCACGATCAACACAAGAGGAACAACTTGATGAAGTGATCTGCGATAATGCGGCATGTGGCACTGAGGTAGCATTCCAAGAACTCTACGACTTGATCGAATTACTAGCACACAAGCCGCCTAGGAAACGCTATACATGCCCGGCATGCGGTTCTGAGGAAGTATGGATAGCGGTTCGCGTAAATCCCAACACAGGCTACACCGATGAAGACAGTGAAGATCCGGCAGGATGCTGGAATGAGTCAAAGGACGGTTGCTTTGACGTTTCACGCGTCGCTGATTTGATTGTTGAGTCTTAGGGCTAACCCACGATCACATTGTTGCAGCGGTGTGATCACTGGGTTCGCTCTGAACTCCACAAGCAAAAAAGGAAGCAACATGGAACCGATAGAGTTTTCGGAAGTGATCAAACAAATCACCGACAAGTTACAGGAATTGTCAGGCGACGATTTAGCCGATCTTTACAATGACCTCATGGAATCCCAAATCAAATACTTGGGCGATTCTCTTTTTTCCACGAGCAAAGGAAGCAAGCAATGAGAAAATTTATCGTAGCAAAAGACACCAAAAAACGTCATCACGTGACACTGGCAACCGTGCACTATGAGCTTGACCGTGCACAGCATTACTACCGTGCGATTACGAGCTGCGCGCCCGTGAGTTCTGCCGTGGTCAATTGGGCCAGTGAGATCGGCCGTGAGTTAATGCGATTGAAGACCAAGCCTGATTTTTTTAGTAGTGAAGGCCAACACAAGATGCAAGCGAGCAATGAGGCTAGCAAGGGCTTGCTAAAATCGTTTGTGATGCATCTAGCCCCGGGCAAGACTAGCGGCTTTCAAGTATGCGCTAGCGCATCCCCAGGATGCTTAGAAGCATGTTTAAACATGGCTGGCCATGGTCCCATTGCTCCAGTCCAAGCGGGTAGGATCCGGCGTACGTTACTCCTACACAATCATCCTGAAATCTTTGGGATCATGCTCTATGGGATGCTCCACAATCTGAACCGGCGCAAGTATCAGGTAGCTATTCGTTTGAATGGTACCTCTGATGTTGTTTGGGAACGTAAGGCCCGCTGGATCTTCGATATGTTCCCAAGCCTAACCTTCTATGACTACACCAAGCACCACGGCCGGTTCCGGCGTAAATTGCCTACCAACTATCATTTAACATTTAGCCGTTCTGAGACGAACCACGAACAAGCCATGGATCTCCTAGGTCGCGGCGTAAGTGTCGCAATGGTCTTTAGTAAGCCAATCTATCAGGCATTGGTGGAGCATGGTTCGTTTTATGGGTCTCCGGTAGTAGACGGCGCGGCCGATGATAGACGTTGGTTGGATCCAGCGGGTTCAGTCGTTGCGTTGAAAGAATTAGGGCCCGCCAAAGCAGACACTAGCGGTTTTGTAATGCGCGATAGCTTGCAAGCGGTAGGAGGGATTCTATGACGGCTAAAGTTATCAAGCTTGATCCGCTAGCGGCGCTAGACGCACAAGCTAAGCAAATTGAACAGGGGATCCAATCGCCTAGGACGGTTGACGCATACCAGCGGGTTTTGGCTTCCTTTGATGATTGGTGTCAAACTCGAGGCGTCTCGAGTTGCTCACGGTCTGCCATTGCGTATCTAACTGAGATGCACAATCAAGGCCTAGCCTATGCCACAATCAATCAAGCCTACTCGGCGCTAGTGCAAGCGGGCTATCGCTCGGAGCGGTTAGAAAACCTGATTCAATCACTCAAGCGGGAACACGCAACGCGACCTAAAAAAAGGTTAAAGGCGCTAACCCCTGAACTAGCACAAGCAATGATAGGCGCGCTCGATCTATCTACTCACAGAGGGATTAGAGATCGCGCATTGCTTACTACCGCTTGGGTTACTGCTAGCCGCAAAAAAGAGTTACTCGGTTTAGACGTCAACCATATCGTATCAATACCGGATGGTTTTACGCTACAAGTAGTAGAAAAAGGTAGTATTGATTCTCGCCTAAAATTGGTTCTAAAGGATTTTGCTTTAGACGCGTATCAATCCCTCAAGAACTACTTGGATCTAGTCGGTGATACTGGCCCCTTATGGCGTCCCGTATCACGCGCCGATCGGTTGGTAGATAGGCGTTTGAGCCGATCTGGCTTTGATTCTGTTTTTAGCAAGACACTACAATCGGCCGGTATCGACCCTAGCCAATATTCACCCCATAGCATACGCGCCGGTTTTATCACCGATTGCGCCAAGCGCGGCGTACATATGGCAATCACACAAGCGGTGACTGGTCATAAATCACTGGAAGCAATGAAACGGTATTATGACCAGAGCGAGCTGCTCCAAAACCATCCAATGTCTATGGGGGATAATGACCAATGAGAGATTTCTTGACGTTTAACCTATTGGTTTTTGCTGCAGTAGTATCGGTTGTTCCGTTAGTCGGTAACAGCCTAGCGGCTATGGTTGCGAATATTGCTGCCGACATTAACCAAGATTGCCGACACCAATTCACCCGAAAGGATTTCGAGTGATTTGTGTCAGATCTTGACGGTTGATTCCGTCCAAGACTATTGAACTCACAGCAAAGGAAGCGAAACCATGCACAGCAAAATTACAGAAATTGAGACACTACTACGCCGCTCGCCTAGCGCGGTTTTGGTCGGTTTTCTTGAGGAATTTATTATTGGAACTCTCGAGACTGATGAGAACGGTCTTACTCTAGCTAAACTCCTAGCCCCAAGCGGCCGCGCTGAGTTACTCGGAATTATTGACGCGTACACCAACAATCAAGATAGCTCATTCACGGACGGGCATATGAGCGAGTCAGATCTGCAGCTAGAGCTTGAAAGTTTACAGGAAATCACGGTTTCAATTTGCGGCTATTCACTCAGCTAACGGAACCCAACCCAACCAAGCAAAGGAAGCACTATGAAAATACCAGATAAGGTGGATCCGTTTTTTCTCCAAATCGCGGATCAGTTTCACGGGGATGCACTAGCAGACATTGCAGAAGAAATTCAGACGCGGGTTTATATATCCCATTACACCGAGTGCAAAGATCCAGACACTGCAGAAATCGAGGTTTTAGGGCCCGGAAAGGTTCGCTCAATTCGGACGTTTACCTATGAGGTATCAAGCCGAAACACTAAATCAGGAGCGCCTTATCTTATCCATTATCAAGAAATTGGTATTTGGAAACCTGATGAAAATGGGGAGCCCATGGATCTAATTTCTGAAAAGCTAACCTTTGACTAACCCAACCCAACCCAACCCATGAAAGCCCTAGGTAGCCCCTGGGGCTTTTTTTTGCCTACTTCCTACGCTCGCCTAGTCCCGTCGTTTGGGCCTCCTAGAATTGCTCCTAGGAAGCCCTAGAACCAATAGAGCCCCTAACCGAGTAGTAGCTATTTGATGGGGCTCGTATCCTATGACGTTATCTCGAACCTATGCGATTTTTGCTTGAGCTCAAGTCAAAAAAACACGAGCTCGCTCACTGCACGTGCGATTTATGCGACATCGTTTTTTCCACGTCGTTACCCCGCGCACGTGCGAATCGTGCGACATTGCGAAAGGAGATACGCCTACCGCACAAGCCAACCGTGGCGATGGCAGAGGCACTTCTCAAAATGGGAGGAATTATCACGGGTTATCACCGTGCAAATTGCGAAATGTGATACAGCCAGAAAAAGCTAAACCCCTAATATTAATATATATATCTATAAGAGTAGTAGTAGTAGTAGTAGTATTATCACAATATCACATTGCCTCAGCCACCATACCCACCGTGGGAATGACCGTGCATCCTGCCTGGTGTTCCACCCCCCTATATCCTTCCCCAAATGAAAAAAAATGAGATAAATGTACGCGTGGCGTCAGATACCCTCTTTTCCGCCACAGCGAACCCGTAAGTACACGGAATCATTGGTACAAATACACTTATCGATAGTTTAACACGCTCAAAATTTGTCCCAGTTTGCTCCACAACCGTTATCACATTACACCCATTTGGCCCCTGAGAACGGCTACTTAGGATTGACCGCGCTCCACTTTGTCGTTTAATGTCTCCCTGTGCTCCAGCGAGGCCTTGGCCAGAATTGGCGGACAAACTGGAGCATACTGCCGCTAAGGTTAAACCAACCGATTAGCCTAGTGGCTTATCTGATTTGGATAGGACAAAAACTCTGATTATTTTTTGTGCTGTACGGGGTGACAAACACATGGCATTCGCCGCGTCCACTGGCGAGGCGTGACGTCGTACAAGGTTTCGCATGAGGAAAAGGAAGCAAAATAAAGTGTACCCTGAGCTCTGGGCCAAGTCGCCTGAGTTAGCTGAGGAGTTGCGTAAGGCTAGAACCAAGGGCGGTTCCGAGCCTGCTGTACGTGCGCTCGCAGAAAGAGCCTCTCTACTGTTGTTAGCATTACTGCATGAAGCAAAGCAGCCTGGTGGCTTCTTTGAGCGTCATCCGGCTGACGACAACTTCATCTGCTATCTTGAAGCTAAGCTGCAGATTGCACCGCATAAGCTTAAAGGCTCAAAGCCTGGTCGGCCTGCGAAAAACGCAATGCGTGACAAGCTGCTCGCGGATTCAGTGCGTCGGCTTTGGGAGGGCGGCTACACCATTTCGTACGCATGCGAATTGGTTGCGCAGAAGCTTATGGACGGCACGCTTGGTGTTCGAGACAATCTGACTCCGATTACCATTCAGCGCATCTACCAAAAAGCACGCCGAAAGGCCGAAAGCGATGAGTAAGCTGCTTCTCACCGTCGATGCGGTCAAGGCGCTACCCCTGCCCGAAAAAGGCAGCAAGCCGGTCACCTACCGTGATGAGCGCACACCGGGCCTTGAGCTCGACTGTGCGCCGACGATGAAGAATCGCAAGAAGCCTGAGCGCAAGACCTACTTCTACCGTCGTAAGATTGGCAACAAGCGCCCACGCACCAAGTTGGGAACATCAGCCAGTCTCACACCAGAGCAGGCACGTCAACGCTGCGCGACCATTGCCAGAACAGACACCATCTCCGGCGAGATTGTGAACCGTCGCAATCTCAACGTGACATTCAACGTAAAGCAGATGCTGGAGTGGTACCTCGAGACTCGCGACCCAAACACGACCGCACTGTGCGTGAACGGCGAGAAGAAGATGCGACCCGGCACGCTCCGCAATGCCTGGTACTCGGTTAACAATTACCTTGAACCGTATTTCGGCAAATGGGACGTCGCAGAGATAACGAACCGCGACCTGATTTTCTGGTACGAAAAGCTCACAAACGCGGGCAAGAAGCTGACGCCAATCCAGAAGGCGCTCTCGCTGCTGCGCAAGGCCTTCTACGCAGCGCGCCGTGTGCACCGCATTGATGAGAACCTGTCGTTCCCAGACTTCATCGTGCACCTCGATCAGAAGCCGCGAACATCGAAGTTTTCTGCCAGCGAGTTTCGCCGCCTGTGGCGCTTCCTGCCCTTCGACGAGCAGTTTTGCTACACGAGCGAAGCCAAGGCCTACGAGCTACAGCGAGCTGCGCGTCTACTGATGCTGACCGGAGCGCGGAAGATGGAAATCATCCAGGCCCGCTGGTGTGAGATGCAGAACAGTCTTTCTGGCCGTGCACCGTCGTTGGTGGTGTCACCCGAACGACAGAAAAAGGGCCGACCGCATCACATCCTTCTCTCGACGCAAGCCCAACAGATCTTGCAAGAGCAGCACACGGCCACCAAACCAGCCAGCCGTGATGACTATATCTTCGAGCACATCCGGGGTCAGATGTGCATCAACCGCTCGCTCAAGGATCAGGGCGGGTTTGTGAACACGGCACACGACATCCGACGAACCGTAGCAACCTGCTGGGGCGCGCTCTCATATGACGACAAGCTCATTGAGCGATGCCTTGGCCACTTACCGAAAGGAACAACGCAGAAGAATTATAACCAACATGAATATCTAGAAGCTCGGTTTGCGATGATGCAGGACTGGGCGAACATACTAATGAAGACAATCAATACCATTACTAACCAAGACGAGAGCAGCATGTGGGGGGCCACAGACTGCATCGTGGAGGCACTTAATGTCGGGGAACACCGAGACACTTTTAATATCCAAAACCCAACTCTCCGTCTTATTAGGAGTCCATCGGAAGACTCTGGAGCGATGGGTGAAAGCAGGAAGATTTCCTGAACCCTTCAACCACGACGAAAAGCAACGCTGCTATTGGCTGCGCTCGACCGTCAACCGTTTCTTTGCGCAGGCAGAAGAGAAAACTCCTTTGCCTCAACTTGCTGCTCGCAGTGTGATCGCGAAACGCATCAAAAAAACGCTTGCAGAAAAAGAAAAAGTACGTGAGCGTTTCGAGACAAAAAGCGCATAACAGGAGCGGAGTGGGACACTTTGAATGTGTCACACGTCTTGTCCTAAAATGAAATATTGAGCTGGATTCGGAGACCCAATAAGGTTTCCGGGTGGTCGCCGCCCAAAGAGCCGACGAGGTTGCAGCCCCGTCGACTCCAAAGGAAGCAATCACAGACCGAACGGCCTACGATCGCACAAGCAACTGAGTCGTATCACCGTTCGGTCAATCCTGACAAGACCTAGGCCTGGGGAGGCCGAACGGGGGTGCAAGATGGATTTACCATCTGATGACTTGGTGCGTCAAATCAAACCGCGACTCTTCCACGAAATTGCGGAACACTACTACAACCAGGGCATCCAAACCCTGATGCCGGCAGTCGGCAAAGCCGTATTTGTTAAAGGCTGGCAGCTGCGAGGCGAATGCGCCATCTCCCTCGACGACCTGTTCTGCGCTACTGAGCATTACACGGAGCACAACCTATCAGTCGTCTATGGCTCTGCCTGTCCCATTATCGCAATCGACATCGACCTCACCGACGCGACCCAGGCCGACCAACTCGAGGAGCTAGTCTTTGAGGTGCTGGGTGGCACGCCCGTCGTCTCAATCGGCAACGCGCCGAAGCGCAAGCTCATTTACGCTAAAGCTGACGGATGGGATCAGTACCGCAGCCGCAAGTACCGGCCCGTTGTCGAAATCTTCGCTGACAGCGGCCAGACAATCTTCGAGGGCATCCACCCTGATACGAAGCGAGCATACAGTTGGCGCGGCCCTAGCTTGGCTGACACGCCTGTCTGGGAGCTTCCGAAGGTGAGCTCAAGCCGTATGGCTCTGCTCGAAACAGCACTCGTCGACTACATCGCCGAAACGGGCCTTATGCGTGAACCCATGGGTGTCATGCGCGCTGACCGCTCCAGGCCCGCTCCGACAGACCTCGGTGACCAGCTTGCTCGAATGAAAATGGAGCGGCGTTCTGCCAGCACGCCCGAAGAACTCCGCGCTGTCATCATCTCTCACGTCGAGGAGATGGAGCCGGGCAACCGCCACGCGATTCTCACGACAGCCGTGCCGGCCATGGTTCACAGCGGTTGGACGGACGACGAAATCTGGGAAGTCATGTTGCCTCGATACATTGAGCGGTTTGGCGACCATTACGACCTGCGCACTAACAAGGTCATCAAAGCAATCAACTCAGCCCGCCGCACGGAGGGCCTTCAATGGTCGCAGAAGCTTCAGTAATTCCCTTGGACCAGCCGATGTTTGAGTCTGGCACCTTTACCCTGTTCTGCAAGGACCGTGGCAAGGGAGCCCGTCTCGAAGCACGGCAAGGGGAAGGCTTTGTGCCGTTCACGCTCACGCCAGCGTGGGTCTCAGCGCGCCTATACGACGCCACCAGCGGCGGCACGGGGTCATACCTGACCTTCACGCATCCGGTGAATCGTCACGAGCTCAGCGAGATTGTGTGGGACCATGAGCTCACAGGCCTTGATCAGTCGTCCGTGTATCAGCGGCTAGCGCGCCTTGGCCTTACTGTGCATCGAGAAAGCCTTACGAAAGGCCTGAGCACTCAACAGTTCTTCTCTAAGTACATGATGCAGGCCGAAGGTCTGCCGACCATCACCATTCACTCTGAGCCTGGCTGGTCAAAGTGCGGCAAGCATTACGTGCTAGGTGATGACGTCCTGCCGGCTGGTGATGAAGTCTCGACAATCGACCGGCACAACGCCTACCTCACCAAGACTGAGCCGTGCTGGGAACACTGGGATGAACTCGTGCAGCTCGCTCAAAAAAGCAACATGTGGAAGTTCGCTTTGCAGATGGCATTCGCCGGTCCGCTGATTCGGCCGCTCAAGGTGCCGTCGTATGTGATGGGTGGCATTCATTTCTACGGTGAGAGCTCACGCGGTAAGTCACGCGCCATCGACATTGGCAAAGCCGTGTTCGGTTCCCGACCCGTATCCTTCGACGGTACAGGCGTCACGCTCAAAGAAGACCTTGGCTTCGCACACAACGACCGTACCGCTTTCATCGATGAGATTGGTTCGTCGGGTATCCGTGGCCGAGGTGAGAGCTCAGGCTCTGCTGTCATCCTCAACCTTCTCTACGGGCTAGCCAATGGCATCGGCCGAACGCGCCGGGTCAATGTGACTCAACTCGAAAAGCCCAAGGAATGGCAGATGCTCTGGATGAGCACAGGCGAATATTCAATCCGCGACTGGGTATCGCCTATCGCTAAAGACATCAAAGAAGGCCAGCGATTGCGTGCCGCCGACATCGCCATTTCACACAAGTACTTCGATACCGGAATGGAGATGGACGAGGCCCGCACCATCACCAGACGCGTCGAAGATCTAGCGGCAAAAATTGGCGGCGCTCCGGGCCGGTTATTCGTTACCAGTCTTATTCGTGATGCACAGGACCAAGGCGAGGAGTGGATTGCAAAGCGCATTGAGTACGAAAAGCTTTACAAGGATCACTTTGCAAAAGAGGTAAAGCACTCGTCGCACAACCGACTAGCCGAGCGTTGTGCTCTCGTCGCTTACGCGGGTCAGTGTGCATACTTTGCTGGCATTCTCCCTGACGGATACGACTACATCGAAGCGCCACTCAAAGTGCTTCAAGCGTGGATTGAAACGGAGGCGACCGAGTCTGTCTCCGACGTGCACCGCTGCGCTCAAGGTATCATTCGATGGATTGATGCGAACCGTGGCGGTCGCCTGGTCTCAATTGTCTATGATGACGCCGGGCTTCGCTGCACTGATCCAAAAGCTGATTACCGTCGTTTCGGTGGCTTCATTGACGATGAGTCCCGAGACGAAGCAGCCAACCGCATCTACCTGACTACGGACCAATGGCGACAACTCGTTGCAGACTACGGTGGCTCACCTACCATCTGCCGTGCGTTCAAAGAGAAGCAGATTCTCATCACGAACCAGGGCGGCAACAAACGGTACCAGTTTCAGATGCCTGAGCTACGCATTGTCGATTCTGTCGTTCGCGACAACGACTCGATGTCTCGCAACTTCATCAAGGGCCGTGTCGTCTGTCGCAATCGAGCAAAGATGTACTGCCTCGACCTACTCGAACTCGAAAACTATGCAAACCAGGAAGGAAACTGACGTGGACCAACAAACCAGTCACGAACTGCATGCTCTGTGTGAAGAGAAGCGAGAGATAAAGCTAAAAGCTGCGGCTTTAAAAACTCAAGAGGCTCTCGTTAATAACGAGATAATCAAGCTTGTCGGCAAGCTTCGAGAAGGCAGTCAGAGTCTAAACAATGGTGTCTTTAAGGTCACCACAACAGGCAAGATGAATCGCAAGGTGCTGCCTGATGAACTGGCTGAGATTCATGAGCACATCCCCGATGAACTCAGCCCGTTTGAGTTCAAACCAAGCATCAATCTGAAAAAGCTCAGAGCCCTCGAGTTGGCAAACCCTGAGCTCCATCGGTTTTGCTGTCGTGCCATCGAAGAGAAAGAAGGCACCACTGCTGTGAAGGTGGAGCTCGCCGATGCATGATGACCTTATCATAACTACAACGACTGAGCTCTGCACTAACCGTGGCGTCAACGCCGTGCTCGCAGGCTTGCCGAAGGTTGGAAAGACGTTCGCAATGCGAACCCTTCCTGGCCGCCCGCTCATCATCGACTGCGAGAATGGCCAGCTTTGCAACCAGGGCGTGGCGTTGCCGGCCATCCAGATCCGCAAGTGGACTGACGCACTCAAGCTCCGTGACGGTCTGCTCGGTAGCGACAAGTACGCAGCCTTTGACTGCATCGGTGTCGACTCCATCAGCGTGCTTGCAGAGATGCACTTAGCTGAAGAGATGAAGCGTGTCGCTGACCCTAGACAAGCCTTTGGCAACGTCGCTCGCAACGTTCGTGAGTGGATCAACGACGTCAAAAACATCATGGACAAGCACGTTATCTTCATCAGCAAGATTGCGCCCGGTGAGGACGGCAGAATGATGCCGCTCATGCCTGGCAAAATCCTGGCGAACGAGCTGCTTTTCTTGATGGACGAAATCCTTTTCCTTCGCATCGTCAATGATGAGGAAGGCAACCCGCAGCGGGTCATCCAGTGCCATGGCTGCGAGACGTACAACGCTGGCGACCGTTCCGGTCAACTGTCGTTTTTTGAACCGCCCGACCTTGGGCACATCATCCAAAAGATTCAATCAGGAGTCACTCAATGAGTTTTTCATACAAGCCCAAAGGCAACGTCCAACCTATGATGGGTAAACCACCTGCTGGCCGTTACGTCGTTCAGCTAGTCAGCACTGAAAACGAGCGTTCGCGAGAAAATACGTGCGACCGCATCTCGTTTGAGTTTCGAGTTCTCGAAGGCGGTTACGCTGGCAAGGCAATCTACATTCGCCTTAACGCGAACCACACGACCTCAGCTAAATCGAATGAGATCTTTGAGGAGCGCATGGACGCGCTGCTTTTCGCGGTGGGTCGTCCTCAAGGCTTTAACGACATCAAGGAGATTTTCAACATCCCCTTCGTGCTCGACGTTTACACTCGCAAAAACCCAAACACCGACAAAGAGAATTACGAGATTGGCGGCATGCAAAAGCATGTGACAAAGCCGTCAGCTCCGTTGCCTCCTCGCCAGGAAGCTGCCGCCGCCAATTCCCCTAACCAACAGGCACCGGCAGTTCGCGCTCCTGCAGGATGGCAACCACCACAGGTCAAGCAGGATGAAATCTCCTTTTGACCTACTTGGGCGCTCCGCCGGCCAGTGCTTAAACGGCGGGGCGTCCCTCTAACGCAATATCAATATGAATACACTAGAGCTAATAGACAAAGGCATTGAGAAGGCCAACCCACCCGAAGCATCGTGGCGTGACCACGGAGGCTTCTCTATGCTTGGTGGCCTCTGTCTTTTGCAGATTTGGCTAAGCTGGCACTGGGCCTCCAACACGCAAAAGGTTGCTAAGATCTTGCGCAAGTTTGGACGCGGCCACGCGGCAGAGGAACGATACAAAGAGTATCTCAAACTGGCCGGTCTAATCGTCTCAGATGTGGATTCAAGAACAGGTAAGCAGTTCAGCTTTAAAGCGGCTGGCTGTGGCTTTCTCGCAGGCTCGATAGATGGGGTGATCTCCGGTCTGCCGGAGCTCGACGAGGGTGAGTGGGCGCTTTGGGAGTTTAAGTCGATGGGCAACGCGACTTTTAACACGCTCAAAAAGCAGGGCCTCGAGAAAGCTAACATTAAATACTGGACGCAATGCCATCTCTACATGCACCACGCACAACTCAACTGGTGCGCGTTTATGGCTGAGCATTGCGACACCCAAGAGATATATTTTGAGCTCTTCGAAGTAGACCATGACCTTGCGAAGCTTGAGCTCGACAAGGGTAAGCGAATTCTACAGCTTTGGCACGAGCCGGTTCCTCGCATCGCAGAAAACGAAGCTTACTATCTCTGTAAAAACCTATGCGACCACCGAGACGTTTGTCATCGCGGCGCACCGCTCGCTGTTAACTGTCGAACCTGCAAACACATGACACCTGAATTTAAAGGAGAGACGACGTGGTTGTGCTCGAAACACAACGTGAACCTAAACCGGCAAGGCCTGCTCGAAGCCTGCGAAGACCACGAGCCAATAGAGATCCAATGACCCGTGAACGATGGAAAAGAATTCAAGGATATGAGGACTATGAGGTCAGCAGTCATGGACGTGTTCGTTCGTACCGTAAACGCCGCGAGCCGAAAATTCTCAAAGTGGGTTACGCCCCGTCCGATGTCCTCATCGTCTCCCTCTGTAACCACGACGGAAAAAAGACCCAACAGGTACGAGCTCTCGTACTGCGAACCTTCCTGGGTCCACGACCCAAGCACTCACGCATCATTCACCTCGATGGTGATCCCACAAACTGCAAACTATTTAACCTGGAGTATCGAATTGACTAGCCTCACTGTTCCAGAACGCACTAGCTTGGCTGCGCTTGAAGAAACAATTGAACGCGGCTTTGAGACCTTTGTCGAGGTTGGCCAAGCCCTAATGGTGATCCATGAAAACAAGCTTTATCGAGAAGGCTTTGAAAACTTTAACGACTATTGCAAAGAGCGTTGGGGTTGGACGCGACAACATGCGCACCGACTCATGTCGGCCGCAGAAACTGTCAGCAAACTCAAAGCGAACCCAGCGGTTGAAGAGCTCCCGAAAAATGAGCGCCAGGCCCGTCCCCTCAAAAAGCTCCACCCAGACGACCGTGCGGAAGCTTGGCTTGAGGCCGTTGAGGAGTCGGAAGGCCACGTAACCCAAGACAAGGTCGCCGAGGTTGTAGCGCGTAAGCTACCGACTGTTGGCATGGATGGACCGGCCGACTGGTACACGCCAGAAAAGTATATCGACCTGGTCAGAAAAGTACTGGGTGACATCGACCTAGACCCTGCGTCCTGCAGTGAAGCCAACACAAAGGTTAACGCCCACGTCTATTACTCAGTAGCTCAGGGCCGCAATGGGTTGCACGAACCATGGCCTGGACGTGTCTACCTCAACCCTCCGTATGGCCGTAAGGTTATTCAAGAGTGGATCAGGAAAGCCATGGCTGAGTTCGACCGTGGCACCACCGAGGAAATGATTATCTGCATCAACAATGCGACAGACACTCAGTGGTTCGCCGAGCTCTGGGACGGCTCACTTTGCTTCGTGCAGGGTCGCATTAAGTTCTGGGGTCCACACAACAAAACCGATTCACCAGCCCACGGGACGGTGTTCGCATATTTCGGCGCTCACCCTGAGCGGTTTGCCGAAGTGTTTTCAAAAATAGGGTGTGTCATTGCACACGCCGGTAACAGTGACCGCGAGATTCATTTCAAGCGGTAATCCACAGGTAAAAAAAGGAAGCAACCATGGAAGAACAAAAAGGAAGCGGCGCTATCGTCGTCTTAGTCTTCAGTGCTCTCATCATTGCAGTGGTGATGCACAAAAACCGTCAGACAGATAATCTGTTTCGGTCAGAACCAAAGCCGTACATTCGCGAGTCTGTGGGACCAGATGAGCTCAACAACCTGCGTCGCCAACTGGCAAAAACAAACCGACCGACCGGCGGAACATTGTTTTTCAAGCCAGTCGTTTACGAGGTGCGAGACTGCGATAACCCATGCGAGGAAGGTGAGTGTCACGGCCCAATCAATGCCGTCGACCGGAGCTCGCTCGATTCCATCATCATCTCGGAGGTGCTCAAATGAACTCCATTCGAGAATGCAAGCAGGACCGTAAGGAACTTCAAGACTTTGACCAGCGTCTTGCACGACTGATCAAGGACATTGCTGAAACAGCAGGTGACTTACGCGGACGCAACATCCAGCGTGATGACGAAGACTTGGCTATTGCTTACGAGCAATACCGTGAGCTTGTCGCTCAACTCAAAGAGGCTCGCATGCAGACGTGTCCGCACGGCCGACTTACCAACCATTTTAAAGCACGACTCGTGACGCTGAAGGCTCGACGTCCCTCACTGTTCGACCGATTGTTTCGTCGTCAGAGATTGAAAGGAGCTCAAGCATGAGTTGGTTTCGCCGCAAGAAGGTAAACAACAAAGAACAAACTGAGCGTGAGCTATCTCGAGAAGAGCAAAAATTGGAGCGTATGCACCAAACACGAGCAAACATTCAGTACTGTGTCCGTCAGCAGAATGTGACCGCAGCCAACATAGCAGGAGCGAATGGAGCATATTCTTACAATGTCTCAAGCAAGCTCGCTGAAGCTGCAGTTAAACAGGTGCAAGGCAAAGAGCAGCAGTGCCGTGACAAACTCCTTGAGGCGGCAGCTACTGCCAACAACGAGGAAGAGTCTACGCTGGCTAAAATCAAGCGCCTACGACTAGAGCTGGCTGCGATGTGATGGGTCGTCGGGATGACATTTATAGTAACGACTCTGACGGGGCCGAGTTTCACGAGAGTCAGTACGCAGAGTACCCAGACGAGTACTACGACGTGTTGAGTGAAGCAGACGGCTACGGGGAGGAAGACATGGAAGAGCCTCCGGTTCGCGTAGGCAAAATTCTTGTAACAGCTAAACTGATAGTTGCTCTTATTCGCTATGAGCTCCTGCCGCCTGAGTGGCGGTCTAAGTACAGCAGTAAGAAAGGTGAGAAACTTAAAAGTCGGCAGATGGCCCACATAGACAGAGAGGATTTTGAGACTCTGGCTGAAGCACTTGAGCCTATAGTGGAGGGAAAGCGAAAGCTTGAAACTAACCAAATGCGTTACGTGCATGAGGTTTATGACATTCTCGCTAGGGAGATCTACGAATGAAGACTCTTCGTCGCAGGCTCAAACGGTTCAGTGCAATGCACTGGTTGCCGGGAGTCCCTGCTAATCACAAGTGTGCAAATGAGCATGGTCACAACTACGTCGTTTGGGTTGAGGTATGTGGGCCGGTAGATGAGAAGACGGGCTTTATCATCGATACGGCTGTTTTAGATTCTATCTGGGTACCACTACATTCCATGCTTGATCATAAAGCAGGTGGTCTCAACGCAGTCGCAGGGTTAGAAAACCCAACGACTGAAATCTTAGCTCAATGGATCCATGAACGGTTTTCGAGAGCTCTTGCAGATTTTGAGCTCACATGGATCCAAATCACAGTCTGCGAAAGTGATGACTCTGAGGCGACGGTGATCAGTTGATTGACTATGACATTTACCCATACGCATCTAGAACCGGAACAAAGGTTAATTTAGATGCGATGCGCAATGCAGGTTGGCGTCTGCTCGTTACAGCGGGCGCTGACCTACGCACTGAGGGGTTCCAACACTATGCGCTCGATAACGGTGCGTGGGGTTGCTACACCAGAGGCGAACGGTTCAACACCCGTCGTTTTGTTAACGCGCTAAAGTGGGCTGAAAAGCAAGAGCACAAACCAGACTGGATTGTTGCACCAGATCTTGTTGGATGCGGTATGCGCAGCTTGCGTGTGAGTTGTTTTTGGCTAGATGTTCTGCCGTTTTACTCAAATGCTGTACTCATTCCCGCGCAAGACGGGATGCTGCCTGGCGACCTGTATCCTCTCGTAGGTCCAAAAGTCGGCATCTTTTTAGGAGGCACCACCGACTGGAAGCTCAAGACTGGTGCTGTATGGGGCGAGCTCGCTCAAGAACGTGGCTGCTGGTTTCACGTCGGACGAGTTAACAGTCAACGACGGCTCGACCTTTGCCGCTCATGGGGTGCAGATAGTTTCGATGGTTCTGGTGCTAGTCGATACCTCAAGATGTTTAAACGCATGCAAAGGGGACTAGACCAAGGCTACCTTTTTAATCGCGACCTGTAATTCTACAGGTAGTGAACCCCCTCGTCGGGTGACCACAAATTAGTGCTGCAACTTTGAAAGGAAACCCTCCTGAGACACAGCGCGACCCGGCGAGGGTTAACTCTAGATCTAAATAAAAATATGAATACCAAATTGAAACACAACAGGATAACATTTTGGCATGGCGAGTCACTCCGACAGAGTCTTGAACGCGACACAACGGTTCTTCCGAAAAAACCAGCGAGTCGTCTCTGCGAAGCGGAAGAAACGCGTCAAGTCCGCACATCCGACCGAAGAACAAGAACAGTCAAGGTTAGTCATCGCTATGCGAAAAGCCAAATTGACCTTTCAGCACTGCCCAATGGGGATTGCAGCCAGGTCAGCGGTGAGCGGAGCGAGGATGAAAAAAATGGGCAGCCACAAGGGGTATCCTGATTTAATCATCCACGACCGGCCGCCAAGGTTTCCCGGCGCTTGCGGTGTAGCTATTGAACTTAAACGCGCCAAGCCTGCGCGCAGTCGTGTGTCGATGGAGCAAAAAGTCTGGCTCGCTAAACTCGAGAGCTTCGGTTGGCTAGTCAAGATTTGTTACGGGGCTGATGAGGCAGAGCAATTTCTAAGGGATTGCGGTTTTAAAATCGGCACGCCTAAACCTAACAGCATTAAGAAAGAAGACAGCAATGGATCTACAACCACTTAGGCTCGTCAAATTAAGCGATGTCCCTTCAGTCCAACACCCGAAGGTTTGGGAGATCGACGAGAACTACATCCAAACGACGCTTGGCGGCTACGAATACGCCATCCCGCTTAAGGACACAGACACGCGAGAGAAGGTATTAAATTGGGTCGCGCACCTAAGCGCCAAGAAGTGGATGACAACAGAGGGCTTGAAGCAATTTGCCAGCCTGCTTATGCGAGAGCGGAAATGAAAGAATTAATCCCAGTGGTAATTCACGAGTCTGTTTTTACAGATACGGGTCACCCAGCACCGCGAGAATTTGAAAGAACAATTTTTGTATTGGACGACGAAGACGTCCTGTTCTACGCAGCAGACGCAGAACTGCCTGACCCTTTTTTAAAAATGGCCGCTTTTGACGGTGCCGCCTACCTTATTGACGATGAGACGTTCATCAGGGCGTCCTGGCTGTCTGAGCAGATCCCTGAAAAGAAAAAAGTGTTCGAGGAGCTAAGGCTAAAGGCTGTTCATCGGGCTAAGTCTTTAGACGAGAGCACATATGAAGTGCCCGTCGCACACAAAGTACAGTGCTAGGGCATTCGCGGCCAGGACCATTTAAGCCACCTCGCAGCCTTCATCTTGCGCTCACCCCTCACGTCAACGTGCAGGAAGCCTCCTGAGCGCGGTTCATACAAACCAAGACCTACGACAAGGCCCATCCTTTCAGCAGCCCTCTCGGCGTGCCAAAAGAGCCTAAAGAGGTTCTCACGATTGTCTCGTAGGTGACGCTTGGAATACGTGATGTCAGCCGCATAGGCCTGACCTTTGTGCGGCAGGTGCTGAGACGATTTCACACCGCCTACAGCAGTGTTTCTTGCCTCGCATCTAAAGCTACTGGTCACAGTCAGCGGCTGGCCAACCTCTTCTCGGATCGCATCAAGGAGCTCAACAAGCTTTGGGTGAACTTTCTTGCCGCCACAGCCACAGGTACAGGCGAATTCATCGGCCTTAAACCATTTAGCGGGAAAGCTCACTTCTTCTTGCCCTTCTTTGGCGGACGTCCACGCTTGCTCCCGTATGTTCCCTTACCTTTGGGCATCACCACCTCCAACGTAGGCCCGCGTTCGCGGCCCATTTTAGTTGTTTATCGAGTTGTACCGAGGCGTTCGCGAAGCCCTCGAGACCGTCAGTGATTTGACCAGCAACTTCTCCAACCAACGCGGCGCGAACTTCATCGCGGCCAACGCCACTAATACGTAGGCCGAGGTCAGCGCCGTGACGGCCTTGCTTGAATAACTCGCCAACGTTCAGTCCTCCGAGGGCTTTTTTTTTGCAACCTCAGTCAGTGCTTCAGACTGCACCAAGGCTTTCTTCACCATCGCTCGACTGGTTGCATATGCTGCAGGGGCAACGATTCCAGCGAGGCCGCAGAGGGCGGTCACAATCGTGTTGTTTTGCCCTTCGAACAAAACCCCCAGACACGCGATAATCATTGCACCACAGGTGACCAAAAACTCGCTGCTTCGCCATCCCTTAGTCTTCCCAATCATCCTGAGCCTCCAGGGTCATGTTGTCCGTTGCCTTTGTGCTTCAGCGCCTTGTTCACTGCGTCTTGCACAATCTGTTTCTCGCGCAGCTCGTAGGTGAGCTTGAGGTTCTCTACGACCTTTTCGGTCAACTTGGCGATATCCTCTTTGAGCTCAACAAGCTGCTGCTCTGCGAGCGCAATGCGCGTATCGATTTTGGAACTGGACCCGTTCGCAGATTTGCGATCAGAGAATCTTTCAGCGAGGCGCATTCCAACGACGATCGCGGCGACGATCCCTCCTGACGCGACTGACTCCGGGTCCATCCCAATTACTCTTGAGCTGGCGGCACAGCATCAACGACGGTGTGCGCACCATCAGCCGCAAGGTGTGCTTTCAGCCCTGTGGTGCATTCCTCAATGATCGCATCGACGCCTGGGCCTGAAATACCCATG